TACCGCCTTGACTGCAACTGCGAAGGTCTGCAAACCATTTCTTTAAGAATGGTATCATACCCGTATGCTTGATCTCACCGTTGCGAATAGGGGCCCCTAAGGGGCGGATTCTGCCAATTTCGAGACCAATTCCGGCTCGTTTTGAAGCATATTTGGCCATCATTTCGCCTGCGGCAAAGATCGAATCAAGAGTATCATCACTACTAATAAGTACGCAACTACTGAATTGTTTAGTTGTGGTGCCAAGGCCAGCAAGGACAGGGGTAGCTAAAGTAAAGTGGCCATCACTTGCACACTCATAATATTCCTTTACTAATTTTAGTCTTTTATCCTTAGATTCATTGTGAAAAGCTGTTGCGGCGGCAATAGCATAACGAACCTGAGGAGTTTCATAGATTATACCTGTAGCACGATTTTGTACTAGATACTTTTCAGCCAATTGTGCCACGGCTGCATAGGTATAGTTTTCATCTTTGCTATGATCAATGAATAGGTCAATAATATCCCATTCTTCTTGTGTATACCATTCTAGCAGATCACTAGTATACATACCTAGCTCTACATTCTTTTTAACAATGCTGTATAGTTTAGGAGGATCATACTCTCCGTATACTTCTTTACGTAACATACTGACTTTTTGCCTGCCAGCTACCTGTTGATAGTTTACATTATTAATTTCTGGATTTTCTGTTTCGTCGATCAAGTCGACCATTGCTTTTAACAGTAGTTCGTCGATGGTTTTAGTGGTCATTCCGTCGTGTAGTTCAATCTGTGCCTTGATCTCAATCATGGATGGACTTACTCCATCTATACCTCTACACGAATATGCTACCTGTCTTTGTATCTTTGCTATGTCTAAGGGGACACGATTCCCATTACGTTTAACCACTGTAATCATGAGGTACTTCCTTTATTTTTCTTCTAAGCTGGTATTTACCTGGGGGCAGTAACTTCAACTAGATTTTCTATCTTAAATGACCCGTTGACTTTATCAACTGGTACAGGTCCGTTGTCGTCATAATTGACAACCCACTTATCATCAATATAAACTAAATTATACTCTCTCGTTTGGTTGTTGTCTACTAAAGTGCGGACTTCAATGTTACTATCCTTAAATTTTTTTGTCAATTTAAGCGTCCAGCTAATCATTAGTGCTTTGGTAAAATCGTCGTAGACGTTTTCTACAATAATTTCCCAAGGACTGGGCCAGCTTTGTTGATAGTAAGGATCAATTGATCTATTATATGGTATGAAGGGGGCATGGTGCCAAAAATCCCAAACTACCTGTAAGGGATTCTCAACCTCGTCTAATTTCCTTCTATGATTTGTCCACTCTGTTAATCTGTCATCTACAGGTTGGTTAAACATATTTTCCTTACAGCATTAATTTATTTTGGAATTCAAGAACTACGGGAACTGTTATAACAGGACCAAAATTTGTGTCTGTATTTAAACTTGCACTAATTTCGTAATAGCTTCCTGTATTATTTACGCTGACAAAGAACGCTAGGCCACCGTCTGAATTAATAAAGTTGTAATCGTCAGTGACCAATACATTAGGGTTTGCACTATCTTGTAGGTAAACACCTAGGTTACCCATTCTATCTAACTGTGAAGCAAAAGCTAAAATGTCAGTTGCCGCCAATGTAACAGTATTTGAAAATGTGATCGTATTTGTATCATAATCAACCGCATCAATTACTGTATTAGGTGGAATAACTGAAGTTACTGTAGAAGCTACAAGAATTTCAACGGTAGAAAACTCTAACACTGAAGTAGTATCATTTATAGTAGCAGTGGTTCCGTTTATTGTGCCAATAATAACAGTAGCAGTACTTGCTCCTGCATTTTGTCTAAATGCACTGTACTTAATACCTAAATGTTGACTGTTGCCTGTAATAGGTAATCTTAAGAAGGTAGTTGCAGTGTTGCCAGGATAGATAGTTGCAGTGGTAACAAATACTTCGTCTAGTGTAGTTCTTCCGTCAACTAGAGGTCTATAATATGTAGTTAAAGGAGTGTTGATATATTGCTTATGAACAAGTGCTCGTCTAAAATGATCATTGATGCTGGAGTTTTGATCAGATAAGAAACTAATAACCGCGCTGGCGGTTGATCCTATGTCACCGTATTCGTCATCGTGTCGTATGCCAACTCTTTCAAAAAAGTTGTTCTGACTTATTACATAACTACCTGTGTTAGAACCATTACTACCTACGTAAATAGCTTCTCGTTCTATAACATCAAATCTGTTGTTGGCAATTTTTACAAAGGTAGGTCCAACTAAGGCTGTTCCGTCTTTAGGATCATTAAATGTTACGCCTCTTACCAATGTATTAAATTCTGAGTTTTGAATCGTAATTGTTTTAATATCATGATTAGATATAACTCCAGAATAAAGACCATCAAAGGAACAATTGTCAATAATAGAATTAGCATGTGTTCCGTTTTCTGTCTTACCTCGTAGGTTTAATCCTACGTAACCTGATGTAGTTAATACTCCAGTTCCCGTTGTGTGATTGCCTTTAAACTCTACATTCCTAATTAACGAGTTGTCGGCACAGTCAAGACTTAACAAACTCATTGCTGATGTAACAGTTGTAGCTGTATTATACTGTAATGTAAGATCACTCATTTGAATGAATCTTGCAGTACCTGTAGTTACAAAACCACCTGAGTCGAATGTAAGTGGGTTAAGGCCACTGACGGACCGACTATCCATTGTTTTAATCATAGCAGATGTATTCGTTGTCAAAACAAATACAGTCTTTCCAATACCATCACCTATAATATTAGTATAAGCAGGAATATAAACAGTTCCTGTTATGTAATATGTACCGGCTGGAAAATACAACTTTTTAGCCGGATCAATATTGTACTTTGCATTATTTAAAAACAGCCTATCAATAGTAAATTGTAACCTATCTAGATCCCAATCATTACCATTGCCGTAAACTCCAAAATCTCTTACACTAACAATATCATCTAATTTATCTTGTATAGTTCGATCCCATTCGGCACCACCATACTCAGTAATACCGTCAATTCCTGCCACAGCAGAAGCCGAACCTTCTCTATAGATATAAGTTGATGTTGTGAAACTAACTTGGAAGAAGTTCTTCAGATGATTTTCTGTTAGAATTTCTACATTTGCGTCACGTGACCCACCGTCATCTCTTCTTAAGCCGACGAACAGACGTTCTGTATCAGCAGCCCAAGCAAATTCGCCACCTGCAAGTGCAGGTATTCCTGTTTGATTTTCTTGTCCTCTTCGGACCTGGATTTTTGCAATCTCGATGACAGCCATAAAAAATATCCCCGTTATGGGATATTTATCTTACTGAGTGAGCATTTGCTTTAAGCCCTGCATGCCTTTAGTGTAGTATTCTTCTACTTTTCCTAACCACATGTCTTCGTACTTGTTAAAGTTGTCTTTGTTTAGATCAAACTGCTGATACTGTAAATCGCGGCTGCACATAAAAATAACACCCCTACGAATGTTAGTTCCGTAGACTTCATTATGTGCTAATATATAGGCAACTAACTGTACATAATAGTCCTCGACCCACTCTGCTTTTTTAGGCTTGTTAGTCTGCTTATGATCGCATACTGCTGGCTCATCCTCGAATACTCCAACTAGGTCAGTAGTACCACTGTATAGTCCCGGGAAATACAGGCTCTGTTCCATGGCCCATACTTCGTTCATTTTACTCAGTCCGTTTTCAATGATGATATCAGCCATTTTATTAGCCTGCACATGCACTGGGTTATTACCGGGCTGTCGCTGTTCACCAATTAGGAATCGTTCTAAATTGGCGTGCATGGCTGTACCTACGCCTGCTGCCTCTGTGGTGATCTGTTGCGCTTTCTCAGCACCTACTCGTTTACGCCATTCAATCAAGTGCGTCTGATCTTTGGTGGCACTGAGGATAGTAGTTACGCTGGGTAGCTTTTCACCGTCAGGTGTTTGATAAACTCGTTTCCGTGTTACGGGATCATTTATCTGCTGACAATTTTTGTATTGGAATCGTTCAATGAACGGGGGAGGAGTATAAACTTGCATTACTATAATTATAGCATCGCAAGTTTATAAGGTCAAATATTTGGCGATAATTGTTTGGCGTTGCTAGATGCCATTGCATCTACTGCCGGGGAACCTGTGGGTTCTTGTGGTTGATTTGGATTTGCTTCGCCTGTATTAAGGATAACATTTCCTTGATCATCAATGTCTTGAATAACATCTCCTGCTGGATCTACTTCATTTTTAAGAGCAATTAACCCGTCTGGAGTACTAATTCCCAAACCAAATGGTCTAATTAGTTTTATGACAACAGCAAAAGGCAAAGTTGAACTTTGCCCTGCTCTATTTGCCTGTCCTTGAAGAACTGCTAAGACATCCCTAGCACTTCCTAAGTCTACTTCAAATAATCTCATTTTGCCAATTTAGACATAATGCTGTGAGACTCGGCCAACTTGCGGGCAAAACGGCTTTCACGCATTTCTCGACCTGTTGTGCCCATGCCTGCTGCTGCATCACTAGCACCAAACTCGTCACCGGCCGGTGCAGGTGCATTCATATCGTCTGGTGCCGCAATATCCATGCTTGGATCATCTGTTGGCATACCTGCGTCCATGCCTGGCTCCATTCCCATATTGCCCATGTCTGGAGTAGCTTCGCCTGCCAACACTGCAACTGCGCCGCTTACTGCTTCACGCTGTTGTGTCAATACTTCTAGTGTTGCGCTCAGTGCCGGGCCTACGGATGCCTTGAATGCTTCTGCTTCTTGTGCTCCAAAGTCTGCCTTGATAGCATCAGCCAATTCAATCATTGTCTTTGTCTGATATTGACCAACACGTTGCATCCAACTTGTAAAGTCATTGACCATGTCGCCTGCGGCTGTGATAGCCTTGGCCTTGCCTTCTTCGTCTTCTTGCAATAAGAACTGTAGGCTCTCATTTACAAAGTGAACGTTGTGGTTAAATTGGCTTTCTTTCATAGCCTTCTTAGCTTTCTTATCGCTGTCTGGTGCTTTAGGAGCATCCTTACCACCGTAGTTCTTGCCTGCTGTGTGCTTTAGACCTGTAGCAGTTTTAGTAATCTCGCCACCTGTGCTTGACTTCTTCTTCTCGCCTGCTTTCATACTGGCTGTACCAGCGGCTGCTTTCTTAGCATCGTCAACAGTTGGGAAACCTTCTTTGACTTTTTTGTCTTTAACGGCTTTCTTCATCGGTTCTTTTTTATTACCGTCTTTGTCCATGTCGAGGAAGTCTGGCTTAGATCCTTTACCTTCTTCAAATGGCTTGCCTGACTTGGCAGCAGCTTTAGCACGACTACCCCAGACTTCGTCCTTAGGGCTTTCTTTCTTGCCATCGCCGTCGTAGTCTTTAGCAGAGGTACCCTGTGAGTGAATCTTGTACTTAGGTGCTTTGACGCCCTTTTTAGCTTCACTTAGCTCTGTCATTTTGTCACGTAGTTTTTTGATGTCTTCACCTAGCATTTCTTTAATCCTTGTGTTGAGCAAGTCCAACATGGCCTTGTCTTTTTGGTATGTTTCGTTAGTTAGCAGATCGTTAATACCTGCACGTCCTTCTTGTTGGAACACCCTTGTGCGTAGTTTGTTACGCATATCTTCTAGCTGCTCTCTGTCATATTTGTCAAGATGAACGTTAAGGCCAAACATTTTATTCATGTTTTCCTTTAGTTTAAAACTAGTAATTGTAGCTGAAAAATCTGTTGTCTTCATAGTGGTTCCGAAAGAATTGGTTAAATTTATTTATCTAAACCGCATTAGTTTCTCGAAGACTTTCTTAACTTCAAACATGTGCTGATTCTTTTTGTGTCTTGCAATAATTGACTTTGTGTACATCATTTCGGCTTTGTCTAGGTCTTTTTTACCTAGGCTGCGCTCAGCTAAATGAGTATGCAATTCTTCATCGAAATGTGCATGGCCATATTTTGTATCTGCCTGCATTATATTGTCATCTATATACTTGCCCAGTGCTAACCTGTTGGCCTGTATTGCTGCGGTTTGCGGTAAGTTTATACGATTAAGTATAACTTCATTTTTAAAATCCAGTATGGAGTAAAATCCAGACCCTTCTTTTTTGATGCTGTACGAACCTATTTGAATAGATCCATCACGTTTCTTTACAGGAACAACAATGCCCTGACGTTTAAGTGTTTCCTTAACATCAGTGCTGATTTGTTGAATCTTTAAATAAATTTCATCTGAAGTTATTTTCATCTAATTTCTTTATAATTGATCGGCTGTCATTACTTAGTTCATAGATGCCCTTGCGTACAAGGTTCTGAGCAATCCATTTATCTCGCTCGTCTAGTGCGTTGATAGTGGCTTCAGGGAAACGCTTTACAAATTTTTGTTCTTCATTTGTAAGTGCAATTGAAACACCGTCTAAAAGTTGTGCAATTTTCATATTACATTGTTCCCTGTGCAGGAGTTGTTTGGCCTGGCAGGGTAGCAGGCTTTTGTCCCATTGGCTGACCTGGCTTTTGTGCAGATAATTGTTTTAGAGCAGTTGCAAATCCTTGATTCTTCATCATAGGATTAACTAGTTTACCTAACAGCTCTTGCTGATCAGGCCTTAATTGTTTAGGATTCTGCATGGCAACTTGCAGAGCGGATGTGGCATTGTTTAGATCTTCCGGGTTTGTAATACCCTGTGGCATCAACAACTTGGCCATCTTTTCTTGATCGGGATTTGTGGTTGCCTTATTATCAGTATTGGTCGGTGCAGATGATTGACTAACTTGAGGAACCTGACCAGGAGTGCCTGCAGTTGAGCCCACACTGCCAATTGGTTGAATCTGCTCTAGAAGTTCGAATATACGCATGTTATTTTATAAATTTTAAGATAGTGTCAGCATGTGCTGTTGCCCAACCTAATACTATCATTCCGCCGGCAAACGTATACATCCACCTGTCTTTTAATCTTTCCATGGCAGATATTTTTTTAGCCAGTTCCTCGTGCTGCTGGCAACTGGCCTGATACATAGTATCAAGTTTAACTCCTAGTTCATCACGAGTTTTATCTAGACAATCGTGCATTTCTTTTACATCGACTTTAAGATTGTCTAATTTTTCATCTAAGTTAGTGACCTTGGTCTCTACTATACCAAGTCGCTCTACTGTTGTTGCCATTGAGGCTCTCCTTAATTTTTAAAACTGAAACTTACTACTTAGTTATTGCCTTGGATTGCCTTGATGATGGTATTTTTAGTGGCGGCGTTTTTTAACTCAAACATGGCCGTATCCATATTTATAGTTTCTGTCAATTTTTGGATAACGGGGACTCCGTTGACATCGTCGAGTAGTGCGCCAACTTCGTTGTTTCCTTCTATGTAAGCCCCACTACGATCTGGATAGAATCGGAATGTCCATACCCTGTGTTTGCCCTTGTATTGTGATCCAAATCCTAGATCCTTGATGTCGACTGTTTCCACAGTTGGACTAGCGTCATAGCTGATAATAGATCTAATCTCAACACATTGTCTCAGTGTTGTAAAGTTTCGATATTGATCGTGTGCTAGAACAGATCCTTGATTGGGTCTAGCGACTTTAGTGTCTGTAATGTCTACAAGTGTTTGAATTTCGATGGTTTGCATAAAGTACCTATTTAATTACAGATATTTATGTCAAAGAAAAAGGACGCTAAAAAACGTCCTTCTCTTATCTAAGTAATTAGATTATAGTGCGTAAGCAACTACGGTAGCATTTGCAAGGTTAACACCCTGGTGTGTACCAGCGGCAATAACTAGGTCTTCTAGGTGAACAGCGAAAGCTTCGCTGTTTGTACCGTCATATGTGTCAGCACCGTATGCACCGCCGATTGCTGCAACAGCAATACGTAGGCCATTACCAGCACCGCCAGTTGCATCACCTGCACCGATAATTTCGATGCTAGCAACTTGTGCAATTGCTTCTAGAGCAACAGCAACTGGGCTGCGTGGAGCATTTGGGAATCCAACTGGGTCAGAATCGAACATTGCAGATACGTCTGCGCCGAAGTCAATTTGGAAGAACTGTAGTGTTACGCCGTTCTTGTAAAAAGGTGCTACTACCTTTTCGTTTTTGTTTGTTAATGTTGCCATTTTAATGGTCTCCTTAATCGTTTTTGAACTCCCCTATGGAGCTCGTTATGTTTTTATTTAGTCTCTTTGAAAAAAATTTACTCAAATGACTGATTAATCGTCATCTTTTAGGTCACCCTCGATAACTTTTAACCCTTTAGCAGTTTCTTTACTATCACGTAACTTACGTATACCCCTAGTAAATTTAGTAGGATCACCTGCTTTGATGCTGTTTAAGAGGCGCCGCTCTAACTCATACGCCTGCTCAGGTGGGAAATTTTCCTTAATGATTGCTAAAAGATTAATTGCGCTATTAATGACATGAGCAGCTCTACTTTCTACAATAGCTTCGCCGTCTTTCTTAAGCGTAATTGAATTTAGTTCTTCTAATAGGCTTTTTGTGGCTCTTTTCAAGTTAGTATCCTTTGCAATATTTAGTTTCAAATAAAGTATAATAGATATTTTGGTAAAATACTATCTTGTTTTAACTCAGTAGAAACACTAATATATAAATACAGAGTCAGTAGAAACCATGAGTCTACCCACACTTACAGAGGAAAAAATATGAAAATTATATCAGAATTTATGCTAGGACTAATGGAACGTTTAAGTGAGATGTTTCCGGGATCTAGTTATCAAAGCCGCTTAGACGCATATCTAAGCACCAAAGGCATTACCGATGCCGCACAGTTGGAAACTTACGTCCGACAATTTAATTCTCAAAAGGAAAACTATCTATGAAAAAATTACTAAACATTCTATACGAAATTGGCCTAAGCATTGGTCAAGCTCGTGCTGCTTCTGCTATGGTTCGTGCAGGCATGCACAAAGAAGCACAGACATTACTGGCTGGCAAGTAATATCGTATTTTGTCAGATCGCTTTACACAGCGTAACAAGATCTATATAATAAATACTTAGGCAGTAATGATACTGCTTATACAAACATACACACAAGGAGAAAAATATGTTTTCAGCATTTGCACCATACTTTACGCTCGAGGCACAGATCGATGCGTTTCAAACTACCAAGCGTGGTTTAACAGATAAGATCATCACTGATCCTACATTGAACAAAGCGGCACACCAATACATCGATGCTCAGACTACATTTGCCAAGATGTTGTCTAAGAACTTCGCTGATCTTGCCAAGTATTCCGTGGATTCTTTTGCCAACAAGGCATTTCCACAGACTAAAGAAAAAGCCACTACTAAGGCTTAATACACACATACAGGAAAAAAATATGACAGACTTTAATACACCAAAGCTACCAGAAGTTAAATTTAATAAGAACGGCTACGAAATCCGTACAGACATTCTAGGCATGGCAAAAAGCCTAGTACAAGAAGATTTCCATGCTAAATTTCAAGGCTGGGAAATGACTGCTACTCGTGACGAGAAGACTGGTCAGATCGTCAGTACTGTTGCAATGCCGACTTTTCCAGGACTAGACAAAGTTCTTGAAACAGCAGAAAAAATGTACGCATTTGTCAACGCTGGCGCCAAGAAATAATTTATAATAATATTAGGGCATAGCCCATAAAATAATATACTAGAAAATAAAAAAGGACCTTCGGGTCCTTTTTTTATAGTGGCTTGCTTCTTAGATAGTTAGGATATCGTTTATTGAAGTTACGCATAATAACTCCTGCTATCTCATGTGCTTGATTTTCATGCGGACTACCTGTTTCACCACTAGTATCCGTTAGCTCACCTTGCTGATCTTGTTTGTAATGAACCAGCTCGTGTGCCACTGTTCTCAGTATGTCAACAGGGTGACGGTTCTTTAAGGCAACTAACAGCATATTCTCACTCGGCACGTATGCACCAAAGCTGGGCTGCTCGCCTGTATTTAGATCCGGGGCAAACTGCATCTTAGGCAACTGATCTATTTCAAGGATCTCCATAGCTAGAGGTAGAAACTTTTGAAACATTTCCACAACGTTGGCATTTTCCTCTGCGCCTTCAACAATAAACTGACGTGCTCTCATAGCAGTATTTAGCGCCGAACAAAATGATAATCACCGTCGGGTCCGTTGTTGCTAAAGATACCCAAACAGTCGAACCCTTGTGTGTCCATATATGCTATTACATCATCTTTTAACGGGGCACCTTTATTGTATTCTACAACCTGTAGTTCTAGAATAACATGTTTCACTGTGGATAATGTTTCTACAGCACCCTTTAGCACATCTAACTCTGCACCTTGTACATCCATTTTAATCATATCTGGGGGAGGAAAGTTTTTAAGGCGGCGTACAGCATCTAGGGTCACTGTCTTTAGCCTACGACGATGTGTTTCGTTAAAGTAGTTGACTGTTTCGGGATTTACTTCTTCGTTTTCTTTGTAATAACTGTTGCCACCCGGATGTACATCATTTTGATAGAAGTCAACTTCTTTGCCACTCTGGTCACTTAGCACACCCATATGATATTGCAAATTACGTTCTTTATATAGGAACTCGCTACTGTCCATTGCTTCAAATACAACATACTTTGCTCGATCCCAAATACGTTGTGCTTCGTTAGTCCAGTGCAGAACACATGCACCGATATCGTATATAACCTTTGGTTCAAACCCTTCATTCTTGAGTTTGGCAAGATAATCTACATGGTTACGAGGAATCAGTCGTTGACTTCCTAACTCCCGTAAACGATCCTGTATGTTAAACGGTGTTACATCTGGGGCAGCAGTAATGGCATTATCTACATTAAAAGTAAAGCTGCCAGTATGGCTGCATAACACACTGGGATCTGCCCAAATTTTAAATCCTTTGTCCCGGGCCTTGCGACAGAAATCTACATCTTCTGAAACAGTGTTCCTATGATCGATAGCACTATAATACTTAAATTGTGGATAACCTATTTCACACATAACTTCTGCTTTGACTAGAGCACAACCAAATCCACAGCCGGCAATTTCAACTAAAGGTCTACCCTTTAGCTTTTCATACGGCATATTGCTTACTCCGCCATTCTGATTGTGTTCATATATTTCTAAAATATGTAATCCAGGTTTACGTTGTATGTATAAACCGCTGACAACATCCTTATCGTGCGATAGCAACTTTGACAGTGTGTTAGGAGGGAAGCTAATATCACTATCTACACTGAATAGATAATCAAATCCTTTTACTACCCAGTCGGCAATCAAGTTGCGTACCTGATCAATATTGTATCCGTAAAAATATTGGAACGTTGCTTCGTAGCCCTCGGGGATGATTAAGTCATAGATACTTTTAAAAGTTTCCGGTTCAATATTACGAGCTGTTGGAATTGCTATGAGAATCTTTTTTTTAGATGGATTCATTTTTTTAATAATAGATTTAGCTGCTACGTTTTGTTCAATAGCATTTACTTTGTAATCGTTGAGTGGATTAACATCATTGTAATTATATACAATATCTTGTAGACATTTAACTTTACTAGGATCAGCATTTTCGATTAGTGCATAGAAAATACTGCCGTCACCGCCTGCCTTATACCATGCACCTGTGTCATCTTGGAATAGGCTATCGTCTAGACCGTCAATTAACTGTTGTTTAAATGTGCGTAGGTGTGTGTAAGGTAAGATCCAATTAAAGTGATGATTCCTGTATTCTTTGCTGTTCTTTACGTGCTCGGGATAAGGCTGACTAATCAATGGAATATTATCAACCATTGACCAGCAACTACCGTAGGTAAATTCTGTTGTGCCGTCATACACATTGTTATAGTAGCTGAACACAGTGTTGTCATTAACTAGACTGTCGTCACCGTCGAGTATCATTACAATAGCATTGGGATCTTGTAGACTTCTAAATGTATCTATTTGATTTTTTACTGCGCCTACGTTATTTTGATTTTCAATAACTTCAAACTTGGCTCGAATGTGTGCAGGATAGGCTGACAGTGCAGTGTACAATGCTTCCAGTGTATTATCAGTACTTGCATCGTCTACCAAAATACATCGATAGTTGTCGTAGTCTTGTGTAGCAATACTGTTGATGCAACGTGCAATATAATTTTTGCAATTGTAGAATGTGCTAACAACCACAATAGGTTGCTCTGTTCCCGGCTTGTAATCTTCTAATTCAACTGTATTATGAAACTTGCGATTGTAAATCTTGTGCAGTCTGTGGTTGATTTTGCTAACAGCACGATAGTCACTGCTGCTTAGATAATGTCCTGTCTTTTTATAAAAATGCTGCTTCCATTGCAGTGCTACACTGTCCCAACCCGCAATGTCTTTAACAATGTTGCAATAGTATTGTTTCTGTTGATGTAGATACGGATTACGATATGCTTCTACCGTGGTCTTGACAAACTGTTCAACCTGTGTTGGTACACTGATATCCGGAAACAGTCCATTGGGTTCAATAGCATAGTCAATTAAGTAACAAGCACCTGCCACTGCAATTTCTTCTAATGCACCAAAGCGGCAAGTTATGATAGGAGTGTTGTAGCATAAACTCTCCATTGATGAAATGCCGTAGGTTTCCGGAAACGCTGCCGGATACAGCATGAAGTTAGCAGTAGTTAGTATATCGGCAATTTCTTTCTGCGGTATAACACCTGTAAATTCTATACCTTGTGCTGCTAGCTGCGGATCAGCAGCCATCTCGCGCCAATCTTTTTCTTGTTGATCAGGTTCTGCATTTGTGCTAAATCTATAGTAGCCGCCTATGACTTTTAGTTTAGCTTCAGGTATATGTCGCTTGACATGTGGCCAGATCATTTTAACCAGCGGAATCATTCCTTTGGTCACTGATGCATTATAAACAAACAAATTCTTATCTTTGGCTTTGATATCCACTTCGCGATTATAGATGCGTACACCGTTACGTGTGATGAACATCTTACGCTTTAGTACTTCGAAGTTTCGTCTGCGGCCATGATGACAGTTAGTAACATAGGTTAGGTGGAAATCGCTTAGTGTAAAGATGTCTGTAATTCTATCTGCAACAGCAAGCTCTTCGATCAAGTTATCGCCTAGACAGAATGTGTCGTGCATCCACAATACTCGCATTTTAGCTTTACTGATAATCCTGTCGTATAGATTCATAGACATGAATGGTACACTGCGATTATCGTTTAATCTCGGATAATCTTTCGGATCAGTGAATGGAATAATTGTGCGACTGCTTATAACAATATCAAACTCGTGATTGTTAGCTAGATCTGTAAGTGGCCTATAAGTTACTGTGTCGTACTTGCCAGGTACTGCATGATCAATGTTACAGTTATTGAACACTGTAACATCAAATCCAATTTGTGCGAGTTCCCTACTCATTAGGATAACAGCACTTTCGCTGCCTCCTAGTCCTTGTTTGAATACCGTAGTTCCGTCGTATGGGATGCCGATAATATCTATAATAGCTAGCTTCATGCTATTAATTATACAGTATATCTTAGTAGGGTCAATGATATTGATTTTTACTCATTGATCGGATAATGCTCGTGAAATTAATCTTTTAATAATCTAGGTAAGACTCTGTCAGTGCTGTAAAGTTAAGAAGTTTGGAAAGGACCTGCAGGTGCCGTGAAGTTAGCAGTGTAACGTGCTACACCATTGGTAATTCTGAAGTCACTAATGTATCCGTTCAAATAATCACCAGCCTGGCCTCCAAAGTTTTGAAACCCCAAAATTGCCAGAAGTTAAATTCAACAAAAACGGATACGAAATCCGTACAGATATCCTAGATATGGCAAAGGGACTAGTAAGCGAAGAATTTCATTCCAAATTTCAAGGTTGGGAAATGACTGCTACTCGTGACGAGAAGACTGGTCAGATCGTTACCAAAGTTGGTATGCCAGAGTTTCCAGGACTTGAAAAAGTTCTTGAGACAGCGGAAAAAATGTATAGTTTTGTCAATGCTGGTGCTAAGAAATAATTTTATAATAATAATATTAGGGCATAGCCCAAACATAATATAGTAAGTAATGAAAAAGGACCCGAAGGTCCTTTTTCTATAGTATTTCGCTGTTACTGAGTCAGGGAAACACCTGTAGGTGGTGTAAAGTTAGCAGTGTAACGGGCAATACCTAGGGTGATTCTAAAGTCACTAATATAACCATTGACACTATGAGCAGCACTAAAGCTACTGCCACCTATATATATAAGACCGGTAGCAGATGCAAAATTAGTTGAATTAGAAGTAGTGGAGCCAACTTGTGTTCCGTTAACAAATAATCTCAGTGATGTGCCTGATCTGGTAGCTGCTATATGAGTCCAAGTATTTGCTACTACTGCTGTGGTCGTCACATTTAATATAACCGCGTTTCTTGCGTCAAGCTTCAGTTGGGTGGTGCTCCAATCGTAACCAAATGACACTACCGATCCTCCATCGTCAGGTCGTAAAAACGAAGAAAATGTACTAGTGTTTGCCATGTTTACCCAAAGTTCTATAGTAAAGTCGCCTGTACCAAAATTTATAGAGGCACCGCCTATATAAGTCAAACTATCCCCATTACCGTCAAACTTCACGCTTTCTGTGCCGGTGAATTTAACTACTGTGGTGTCAATTTTAGCATCACCCACAGTTTCATAATTGTTCATTCCCGAACTGTCATAGACACCAGCACCGGTTCCGTTGATCAATAATACAGTGTTTCTAACTGCTGTTAATGGTGTGTTTTGTGGTACGAAATTTGAGGTGTAGAGTGCGGTACCTTTGACATATCTAAAATCGCTGATGTAACCAGTAACACCTACTGGGTTAAAAGCAGTCCAATTGGTTGAATTAACGCCTAACCATAATCCGTTAGGTCCAGCTAAATCATATCGACTACTCAATGGTTGTGCTGCACCAGGTGCGCTGACCGCTGTTCCTCCTACTCCATTTACATACACTTTAATAAAATTACTCGAACGAACTAGCGCAATGTGGTTCCAGCTATTAGTTGATAAAGTAGCCGACGACGGAAATAGCGCGGTATATTGTACAGAGCTCGTATTACTGCCGCCGCTGATAAAGATACTTGCGCTTTTGTTAGTAATCCAAATAACCCGCTCACTGTTATATGCTTCTTTGTAAGTGCCGTAGTTTGCTATTGTGTAATCTGCCAAACCGCTAGTTGAGTAAACCCATAACTCCATAGTGAAGTCTTGACCGGAAGCAAAATTCATTACGGATGTGGTATTGGTCTGAGCAGAACCAATCCAATCATTGGTACCATCAAAGCGTGAACTACCGCCAAACACTTGTGGTGTATAACGTTGTCTAGTAGTGTAAGCGACGTTGAATGGTGCGAATTGGGATGGTATCGTGTTACCAACCGCAGTTATTGCAAAATTGTTTGTACTGTTATCTATGAAAGTATTAGATTGGCAAGTCAATAAACTTGTACCTGCGATAGCAGTTAGTGGTTCAGTAGGTACTGTTATCGTAGTAGATGTAGCAGCGTAGGGAGCAGAACCAGTAGCACCATTATAAATCCTAACGTTACTAATATACCCCACATGGCCTCCGCCCCCAGCAATGATGCCAAAACCAATATATAAAGCACTGGCACTGGTTTTTGCAGCAGTGTTCAATCCGTTGAAAGATGTTGCCCTAGTGCCATTGATGAACAAAGCCCAGTCTGCATTTGTTTTGACCAATGCCAAGTGATACCACTGACCTGCAACAGGAACGGTACTAGAAGGAAGAACGCCGATCCCCGAGCTGCCAGGTGCACCAGAAGCTCCCCAATTTATAGCAATTTGACTAGATGCATTTAAATATATTGCCCAGTTTGAAAAAGAGACAGTATCTAATCCGCCGTTGTCAATGATAGTTCGGTTGGCACTAACAGTAGCAAAGTTTACCCAAAGCTCGCAACTAAAAGAATCTGTGCTACCCGAAGTGATATTAAATGCAGCATTTGATGGTACAGTTAAATAATCCCCAGTACCATCAAAGTAGTTGCTATAATAAGGTGTAGGTAATGAGGTTTCTGTAAAAGGACTGAACTTTTGCACACTGACATCACCCGCCTTGGTGACGGCAAAGTTGTTGGGGCTGGCATCGACGAGTCGATTGCGAGCACAGGTCAACAAACTTGTTCCAGCTATGGGTTGCAGTGGGGCGGTGCTTGGTGTAAAGTTAGCGGTATAAAGTGCGGTGCCTTTGACTAACCTTAAATTACTAATATAACCGGTAACATATTCAGATGTTCCGTCTGAATATGCTCCAACAGTCACTTGGCTTGCACCGTCGGTTAGTGCTCCTATTGTGCCGGTAGTTGCATCTAATACTCCGTTCACAAACAATCTAACAGTACTGCTGGATCGTGTAATTGCAACGTGATTCCATTGGTTGATGACTACCGCAGTGGTAGTTCCTGTTACATTGGTAGCAGCCCCTGAAAATTGTAGTCGACCAGCAGCAACATATCTAAAGATCCATGCATTACCGGTACCCCATTGTGCCAATATATTATTATTTCCTGAAGTAATAGAAGTTGGATACACCCAGCATTCAAAAGTAAAGTCATTAGTGCCCAATGTGAACGCAGCGTTGTCCGGAATACTTAAATAATCGCCAGTACCATCAAAGTAGTTGCTCCATCCACCACCGTAGGGACTGAATGTTCCTTGTGTAGTATTACCATTTCTTGTTATCAAGAAATTGTTAGTGCTGTTGTCAATGAACACATTGTTGTTGACTGGTTGATTGGTTTGGCAAGTCAATAAACTTGTACCTGCGATAGCAGTTAGTGGTTCAGTAGGTACAGTTAATGTAGTTTGTGTCGGATCGTAAACTGCTGTACCTATAACAACTCTAAAATTACTAATATAACCAAAAAACATCTGTGAAGCTGCACCGCCTATAGTTGCTGGTCCTGCTACATAATTTGTGCTGACTGTACCATTGACATTACGAACACCGTTAAAAAATATACTTGTTTGGTTTGCACCTGTTCCACTTCTTACAGCCACAATATGTAACCATCTATTTGTAACAAACGGACTTCCCGATGTTGCTATAGTATTGCCTACGCCGTATGTACCAATATTTAAATTTCCACCGCTATCTGTTTGTAATTGTATACCTCCGTTTGTAGTGGTACCAAATATAATAGCGTTTGTTGGTATTGATGTAGGATAAGCCCAAAACTCTATAGTAAAGGCACTAGTTCCGAGCGTCATTGATTGTGCCGTTAAAAAGTCCCCAGTACCATCAAAGTAAGTACTGCCGTATCCACTATAACTAGTATTGGGTACAAACGGATCAAACCCTGATATAGCCAAATTTCCATTTACTGTTAGTGCAAAATTGTTTGTACTGTTATCAATAAATCTATTGCTCTGACAAGTTAATAAAGTAGTACCTGCAATAGCAGTTAGTGGTACCGTAGGCGGTGTAAAGTTAGCTGTATAAACAGCAGAACCTTTGACTATTCTTACATTAGAAATATATCCGTTGAAGTCCCATCCACTGCCTGCATCTGGATTTCTACCAATGTAAAATGTACTTGCATTATCGGAGCCCGGGACAAGTGCGCCAGTAGCTGTTTGCGCTACACCGTTTAAGTACAGTATATTTGTTGTTCCGTCGTAACACATGGCAACATGATTCCACTGGTTCAAAGGAGCAGTATTGTTTGATAGTTGACTACTGCCAGTATTAAATAACCAAGTCACTTGTTGAGATGTGTTTACATCAAGTCGCCATCTTGCGGCGCCTGATGAAATTAATTGAACTTGTTTTGAGCTTGTTTGATAAAACCAACATTCAACAGTCCACGACCCGGAGCTTAGGTTAAATGCTACATTTCCCGGATTAGATATAAAATCACCAGTACCATCAAAGAAATTACTGTAATATCCAGGTGTATATGGACCGAAGTTATTTGGTCTAGTATCGCCAAATATAGATACTGGGAAGTTGTTTGTACTTGCATCGTCGACAAATACACTAGTTGCAGGGGAATTTGCACTAATCAATGTAGTGACATTTTTAAAGAAAGGGTCAGCGATCGTTATAGTAACAGTAAAGGCTCTGGGGCTTTCTTGTAATTCCACATCAATTGCTTCTATAGTAAAATTATAAAGTGTTTCAACACCCACTGCAACTAATCCAGTAATTAATCCACTGCTGGACAATGAAACACCGCTCGGTAAACTACTACCGGCTTGAACCGCATATGTTAGTGGTGAATCTCCGGTTGTTTCTAGTTGTATAGAGATGGCAGTATTTGCCGGTTGATCGGGCAATGTACTACCTGTTACCCAAGTAGGGTTTCCACTATAGGTTAACCCATTAACTCGTATTGCGACTCCACCATCGGGATTGACTACATACACTACATATGTACCCGCAACCTGTGCAGGAACCTGTACATTTAGGGTAGTACTATTTACAAATGTAACTGATGTTGCGTTTGCACTGCCTAAAATAACTTGACATCCTGAAACAAACTTAGTTCCTGTGAGTTTTATGTAACCACCGGATAGTAATACAGCGGTATCATCAATAATAGCATAACTGGCATCTGTTATTTGTACGTTGGTTAACGTAGGGCCGCCCAACGCGGCTAATGTTGCAGGTTGTATGTTGTCTTGACTAATTTGAGTAGGCATAGTTATACTATTGTTATTCCATTCGGTTTTACTGCAACTTTTCCATTGTCAGTGGTTGTGACATAAACAATGTAATTTCCCACAGCTAGTGCAGGTACTTGAATATTTATTCTAACAGAGCTTACAAATGTAACTGTGCTGGCCAGTGCTGTACCTATCACAACATTGATGTTACTTGAAAAATTAGATCCGTTGATGATTGCAAACCCACCTGTTGTGCCTATTGTGGTTCCGCCTGTTGCAATATAAGAACCATTAGCAACCTGCACGCTGGTAATTTTAGGGCCAGATATATATATAATATCCAATGTACTGGGCTGAATATTGTTCGATGATATTTGAGTAGTCATTTATTTAAATTTTGATCAAATAACGTTTCAAGACAGCGTGAGTAGAATCCAAGATTGTGTATCTTCGTCCCATGTATATGTTTCACCGTCAGTTGGATACGGTACTGGAGCAGTCCATTGGCTGGTATCTGTGTCAAGAACCCAACTTGGATAGGGACTGGGAGGTATAAATGCGTCTAATTCTAGATCATATGTATGGCCCGTGCCCGCATAATTTTTTCTAAAATTAGCATTGTAACTGGTTTGAACCCAATTTCCACCCAATAACTGTGTACAAAATTCTTGACCCAATTGTTCACTTTCATTACCGTTAGCATCCAATAAAACATCGTTGTTTACTACGATTACTTGAATTACTGAATTATTTTCATCTAGTTGGGCAAAATGTGCCATATCTTTTCCTTTAATATTTAAAATGTAATAGAGCCTGAGCCAATGAAGGAGTAGATTCTAAAACCGTTCAATAATGTAATAGTTGGACCACCAGTAGTAGATGTGGCCGCCGGGTACGCACTTGAGTATCTAAGTACCACAACTCCGGACGAACCGGCGGTACCTGTCGAACCTGTGCCACCACCACCACCGCCACCACCCGTGTTTGCATCGCCAGCAACTGGTCTATTACCTGCGGCGGTTGGAGCGCCTTGGCCACCTGGTGAATAAGTTACAGCAGAGCCCCTAATACCATTAGATAACCCTGCACCTCCGGCGGCCAGCACTATACCAGCACCGTTTGCGCCCACGCCGCCAGCTCCACCACCACCTGCGCCGCCGCCGCCGCTGGTGCCAGTTTCTGCTGTAGATCCACCGTTTCTACCGTAAACTCCGCCTGCACCAGCAGCGCCACTGGAGTTGGCGCCACCGCCTCCAGACCCATTTCCGGAACTATTTCCGGCACGAGTTGCAGCATAACTAGAGCCAGTACCACCGGCAGTTCCACCAAAACCTCCTCCATTGGCTGTGACAGAATACGCAACTGCTCCTGCTGTTGTAATACTGCTATTACCTCCGTTGGTTTGAGTTCTACTGGCCACGCCTCCAATTGTGCCGCCGCCGCCTACTGTGATGATATAGGTTTGGCCAATCTCAAAATTCTGAGAAGACAATGTTAAGTATGCGCCGCCGCCGCCACCTCCGCCGCCACGTGCATTATTTGCTCCGGCACCGCCCGCTCCACCCCCTCCGACTATAAGTATATCATCAACAGGTATACGAAACAGCGGCGGCCAGGTATTAGTTTGTCTAGCCTGCATTTGCTGAGTAACATTAAAAACTCCATTTATCGCCGCTACTGCGCTAATAGTTGGGGGTGTAGCCGATATTATTCCGCCAAGGTACCGTTTTACCATGTTAACTTATATCCTCATAACTACAAGTAACTATCAATGAATTTCCTGTCGCCGCCGCAGCGCCTAGACTATTGTTTTCTTCTAAATAGTACTGACTAGTTTTGTCAATAACGTTCAATGTTGCTCCCGCCGGCACCGCTGCATTACTTATAATTGCAAACGCAGCACCTCCTATGCTTGCAGTATTATACCAACTTACAGTTACATTGGTTGCTGTGGCTCCATAATTTGCCACGTTCAATGTGTTGACTTTCAAACATTTTCCACTATCTGATGGATTATTCAACACTGTAGTAGTTGATGTTGTGGTAAGACTAGTTCCGGTGGTCTTACCTGTAATTGTTGTTGCGCCGATTAAGTTTGGTGCTGTCATATTATCCTCCAAAGACTAAATTGTATCCTGCTATTGCTGCGTTGCTAGTTCCGCCGGATCCACCAGAGCCACCAGAGCCACTAATGATTATTTCTCTTATCTGTATGGCCATATTTGTTGTAGGTGCTGTGACAAATATTAAGTTTGTGCCACTAACAGTATAATCAGTTGTGGGAAACTGCATAATACCGTTTTCAAATACAAACACACTGTTTACAGTCAATCCGTTCGTAATGGTAAAGGTTGTATTACTACCATTACCTGTGTAATTTCTAGTTACAAAATTTATTGATGCGCTGCTGCCTTGACTACCTGTATATCCAATATCACCCTTTGAACCAGTATATCCCAATTCTCCCTGGGGTGGAACAACTTCCCAGCCCTCGCCATTAAACTTCCATGTTCTAGTTCCTAGAGTATAGAGAGCGTCGAGGGCCGGTGATGATGGAAAATTTAATGACATAATATTGTATACTTATCTGTTGTTTGATAACTGATTGTTACTTTTTAGAATGTTATGCTACCGGACCCGGTGAAGGTATAGATTCTAAATCCACCAACTGTGGTAATTGTAGGGCTTCCTGTTGTGGCTGATGCTGCATTGAATCTGTCTGGATAGCGAATGATGACAATGCCAGATCCACCACCACCGCCAGCACTGGTAGTGTTGCCGGCGCCACCGCCGCCACCACCTGTATTAGAAGTTCCCGGGGCAAACCCGCCGCTAGCTCTACCACCTTGGCCACCACCGCCAGCGCCTCCTGCAGGAAAAAAGCCAGCCGTTCCAGCAAAATGTCCGCCGCCTCCGCCGCCTGCATAGGTTACGGCATTTCCTGAAATAGCCGATGATGTTCCTGCGCCGCCAGCGCCGCCGCCAGTAGTATTGCCGGCAAATCCAGTACCACCTGCTCCACCACCACCACCAGCTGAAAACTGTGGGCTACCGGGACCTCCTTGTCCACCATTACTACCTTGAGACGGAGTTGTAGACGGGGTATTACCGTCGCCGGCAGCTCCACTAGTATAGGAGCCACCTCCTCCTGAACCACCCGCAGCACCTGCTCCGGCATTGCTAACACCACCTCTACCTCCACCGGTAGAAGTTATAGAAGAAAACACAGAGTTCACTCCGCTTGCAGCAGTAGTGCCGCCACTACCTCCTGCACCTACTGTTATTGTATAACTTACTTGACTTGCAATACTTAAAGTTCCGGTTCTAAATCCTCCTGCGCCACCACCACCATAATTGCTGCCGCCGCCGCCGCCAGCAACAACTAGATATTCAACTTCAGATACGATAAACCCCGGTGGCCATCTATTAAAGTTTTGCTGTTGTTCACTAATAGACCATATACCTGAAGATCCTAGCAGAGGATCTGGTGTATTCAACGAACCTATAAGGCCGCCATTATTCCTGCCCATTACTGAATTTCCTCATATGAGCACACTGCCTGTAGACGAGAATTGACCCCAGCAGTCAATCTCAATGTATCACCTTCTTCTAGATAAATTGATTTATTAATTACATCTAGTGTTGCATCAGCAGGTACAACTACAGTTTTGGCAATGTGATATGCAACACTGCTTCTAAACACATCTACAGTGACGGATTCATTATTTGTACCATCCACATTACTAATGTATAATGCGCTGATTTTCAACACAGTGTTGCTGGCAGTGCTGTTGGTAACAATAGCAGTTGCGGCAGTTGTTATTGATTGAACTGCGGTTTTTGGTGTAATTGTTGTTAAACTTAATAAATTTGGTGTTGCCATGTTATCCTCCAAAACTAAACACTGTGCCTAGTCCATAAACTTGTGAAGCGGTTAAGCCGCCCCCGCTGCCTGTCCCTACACTTCCAGTAAATCCAAGAGTACCTGGATTACTGAACTCTACCCACTGAGTAGAATTGCCGTCATCTATATAAAAATATTGTATGCCCGTGTCAGTATCAATCCAAACATCACCTAATGATGGTGTGACTGGTGGCGTCGCAGATATTGTTGCTACTACTGCTCCTCGACTACCAGTGAATCCGACTCCTTGACTACCAGTGAATCCAACTCCCTGACTACCAGTGAATCCTTGACTACCCACAAATCCATTAATACCTTGACTACCAGTGAATCCAACTCCCTGACTACCAGTGAATCCTTGACTTCCGTCATATCCATTAATACCTTGACTACCAGTGAATCCAACTCCCTGACTACCAGTGAATCCTTGACTTCCGTCATATCCATTAATACCTTGACTACCAGTGAATCCAACTCCCTGACTACCAGTGAATCCTTGACTTCCCACAAATCCAACACTGCCAGTAAATCCCTGACTACCGGTATAGCCAATATCCCCCTGCGGCCCAACAATGCTGCCAACTGCATTCCATGTTGAACCAGTCCAAACATTAAGATATCCATTGTCTGTTGTAATGTATCCGTCGCCTATATTGCCTGAATAAGGATCAGGTAACGCAGTGTAAGTAGAAGTAGACCCAACGATAGCCACAGAAGTTCCGTCATTTCCTTGACTACCAGTATATCCTTGACTACCAGTATATCCAATAACAGTGCTTGCCGAACCAGTGAATCCGACTCCTTGTGATCCAGTATAGCCAATATCTCCTTGACTACCTGTATAACCTTGACTGCCAGTAAATCCTTGACTTCCGGTATAGCCAATATCTCCTTGACTACCCACAAATCCAACACTGCCAGTAAATCCTTGACTCCCGGTATAGCCAATATCTCCTTGACTACCCACAAATCCAACACTGCCAGTAAATCCTTGACTTCCGGTATAGCCAATATCTCCTTGACTACCTGTATAACCTTGACTACCAGTAAATCCTTGACTTCCGGTATAGCCAATATCTCCTTGACTACCTGTATAACCTTGACTACCAGTGAACCCCTGACTACCAGTAAATCCCTGACTACCAGTAAATCCCTGACTACCAGTATAGCCAATATCTCCCTGACTGCCAGTATAACCATCAGCGCCATCTGAGCCATTAGTACCGTCTGTACCCGGGTCTCCTTGGCTACCTGTATATCCCGTATCGCCTTGACTACCAGTATACCCTTGTGATCCGTCATAGCCTCTAGATCCAGTATATCCGTAGCCTACACTGATTCCATTTCTGAATATCTCTCCGGCAATTTGTAGATCCTTACCAATGCCCGCGCCACCGGCAACTACTAACGCACCAGTTTCTGTTGATACGGAGTTAGTATCATTGTCCACTGTGAATACATCATCAGTGACAATAGATGTTGTAGTAATTGTAGTCAGCTGTATTGTTAACTTTTCAGCAACAATCTCACCACCTACATATAGGTTTCCGCCGATGCCCACTCCGCCTGCTACTACTAATGAGCCCGTAACAGTTGATGTTGACTGTGTTGCAGTTGTCAACACTATGCTGGCAGCAGTTATAGTAGAATTGGCATTTATTCCACTAGTGAATAACGTTCCATTCTGATATAGGTCACCGCCAAAGTATATATTGCCACCGACTCCTAGGCCGCCAGAAATAACCAATGCACCCGTTGTAGTGCTAGTAGATTCTGTGTCATTGACTATTGATAGGATACCGCTTACAGTTCCTGTAGTTATTGTAACAAAATCTAAAGTTAGATTAGTTAATGTTTGTGACCAATATCTTAAACCATCGATACTACCTAATAATACAGAATTGTCATCGTTGGGTAGACCCAAGTCAGGTTCCGCTTGACTTACATCTAAATATTCGTAGCGATCAACGGAGAGTTGCCCTCCGCTTAACTTTTTTATCTTACCGCTGAAGAGTCTGCTCTTACTCATTGCTTGTTTCTAGAATACTTAGAATTAAATTTACACTGTTATTGGCACCGGCGCTGGCAGTAACAGATGAACCTGTTTCGATTACCAATTTACCTGTAGTTACTTCAGCCGCATCATTAACAGGGATTTCAAAATCTTTTAACATGACAAAATTTGTATCATTTTTAATCAAGGTAAATCTAACAGTAACTGGGTCATTACCTATGTTGTTTGCCTGAGCGCCTAGTACGATGGTAGTAATATCAGCCGGCGTTTCATATATTGTCTGCGTCGATGTTGTTAACTCGAATGCCATAGTTTTAAACGAATTTAAGGGTAGCGTTGCCATTTTTTAGGATCCTATTGCCAGTATATATGGCGTCATTACTGCGAACAGACTCTTGGTAAATGTTCTACCAGATATTGTTCCTATGCTGTTATTTATAACCAGGTCATTACCAATACGGAAATCTCCCTGCTGGTCTGTACCGGTATAGTAGACTTTCCCCCCATCTAATGCCACTGCTTGATTATCACTGTTGGGTTCACCGCCTAGATAGGGCAAGGCCGAATTGATGTTTATACCTGCACCAATCCATTCAAAGTTGTGTGCCGAACTCTGTATTTGACTGTATTGATGGAATGATACCACAGTGTTGTCCGCAACAGCCGGACTAACTGACGACTGTAAGGTAACTGTGCTCGAGTAAGCGTTTTCTAATATGTTAGATACGATTGCTACTAATGCCTGTGCTCTTGCTGATTCAGTAGATGTTCCTGCTGTGGTACTAGTATTCTGCACTACACTAGACTGCAATGGAGTAACGGCTGTTGCTAATATACAATCATCTACAATTGTACTGATAAAATCATATGCTGCAATAGTAGCAGGTTTTTCTTCTAATGGTATTCTAAACACTGCTCCGTCGTAGTAGGAATCGGCAGCATCGGCAGTCTGACTATTGCCCCCGTATAATACATCGTAACTTACTGCATCTATAATATATCCTACATCTCTCTTGCAGGTGCCTGTATTGTAGACAAGAGAAGGATATTCATCAGCAATATAGGCTATAGTTTCTTCTGCAATGAATGCTCTATTAGACTGAAGTAAAGTAACTGCATTAACAGTAGAAGTACTTGCACCTGTTGGTGTATTATAAGCCAGTGCAGGCGCTGCCGATTCGCCATTCTCTAATATGTTTAATAATATATCAAACAGATTAGATGTGCGTGTATAGGCAGTAGTTGCCGGAGTTAATAAAGCCAGTGTCTTGGTTTTTAAGAAACTGATAGCACTTAATGTTTCAGTTAATTGATCTTCTACGACTACTAAACTTGCTGCTCTATAATAACTCGTGCCTGCTTTCACAGTTTGATAGTTAGTGTTTAACACCATGTCGTATGCCACAGCATTTAAAATGTCACCTACGTCTCTACTGCACTTGAATTGATTAAAATCAAATCCTGGAAATGTTTCAAGAACATGATTAATAGTCATCACCTGTAATTTTGGCTTTTCGTTGAGTATAACTTGTCTAGAATTTCTTAAACCTGCATCTTCTGCTGTTAATATAGGATAGACAATGTCTGTGTTGCCCGTTTTAAATGCAGTTGCACTGACAATGGTATAGTATGTACTAGTACCGAAACTGATAGCATCTCCCACGGATGGTTTAATACTTAAATTATCAATAGTAATTGTTCTACCACTAGATGTGCTGACTACCTTGCCTGTGTATTTTGCGGGACTTACTCCTACTGCTTTTAATGCATAGTTACCGAAACTGCTGTTACTGTTGGTAATAGAACAGAATCCGCCTGTTTCACACAAAAATCCCACATCGCAGCAAATGGTAAACACTGACACTAAAGATGCATATCCACTGTTTAACATATGTATGCCGATGCCGCCCTGGTTATACTGCGTGAACGCATCAACCATCATACTCTTTGTACCCAGTGCATGATCCCCGTCAACACGCATACCAGTACCGCTGCTGGTCATACTGGTGCAGTTTTGCACATATGGACTAGTAGATATAACACCTGCACTACCGTCCGGATCAAATGCCACTGCTGCGGAGGGGCTTACATGATCCTTAAATGTCATGTGTGCTAGGTAAGATCCATTGTTTACGTAGAATAAGTCGTTAGTGGGAGTTTGTGGACGAACTGTAACAGATCTTAAATTATCACCAATTACAGATACAAAATCTGGTACTGTGATAGGATTTGCTTCAGTGTAGTCCCCGCTCTTGACAAAAACTGTAGTACCGCGAGTAGCAATAGCTAACGCTGCTTTGATAGTTCTTTTGCTTAAATTTAGTGCAGTTCCAGAATTTGCATCGTTGCCGCTTTCACTAACATACAGAACATTATCGACTGCAATGTTGCCCACGCTACCTGCATAACCTACACTACCTGTATAGCCGCGAATCCCGCCGTAGTCTAAATCTAGCCAGTTGTCCTGGCCGTTACCTATTTTAAACAGATCAGTATCTGTTTCTATACCCATTTCGGCTACAGCTAGGGCAGGGTTAACGCTAGCCCATTCCGCTGCTGTCCCCCTTTTAAATTGAATCTGTATTGCCATTTTTATATATTCCAGTTGACAGGATATTTATTCTAAACAATGTAGCCTGCATCTAAGGCAGTAATGCCCACATGATTTGAGTCCGGAGTCCCGCCATCGTAATTACCGGATGCGCCGCTGCCACCCGATATAGTAACTACGACGGCTCCTGTGCCACTTGACACAGCAGACACTCCGTCCCCTAAGAATGTGATACTTGTAACGGTGTTAGTTATAGTAGTTGTTTGATCGACAATTTTAATAGAAGATCCTGATCCGGCGCTACCAGTGTAACCAACAGCAGCATATTCACCCGGGATACCTTGGCTACCAGTGTATCCTAGATCGCCCTTACTTCCGGTAAATCCAGTTTCACCTTGACTACCGGTAAATCCAGATCCTTGACTGCCGGTGTATCCAATACTGCCAATAAATCCAACTGATCCCACAAATCCAGTTTCACCTTGACTACCTGTGAATCCGGTTCCTTGACTGCCGGTGTATCCAACTGATCCCACAAATCCAGTTTCACCTTGACTACCTGTAAATCCAGCTCCTTGGCTACCAGTAAATCCAATACTGCCAGTGTATCCAACTGATCCCACAAATCCAGATTCGCCTCGACTACCTGTAAATCCAACTCCTTGACTACCTGTGTAACCTAAATCGCCGGCAATACCCTGACTACCAGTGAAACCTGTAATGCCTTGACTACCTGTAAATCCAATACTGCCTGTATAACCTTTACTACCCGTAAAGCCCTTGCCGCCGGCAACAGGTGTAAACACAACAATTAAATTAAACGTTGCTGATGCTGTTTGTGGAACTGTGTCTTGCACTGTCACAGTAAAAGCAGCAGAATTCGTCAGTACAGTAGGAATACCAGTGATAAATCCTGTAGCAGTGTTGAAACTTAGACCTGCAGGAAGATTAGGACTGATAGAATAAGTAACTGCACCAAAGCCCCCGGACACGATCACTGGCTGAAATTCTGTTTCAGCGTTTAATTCTAAAGCAACATCGCTGTTTTGCGGTGCAGCAACTAACGACGGAGGAACAGCATCATTTACTACTAAGTTAAAGTTAGCCGACGCAGTTATGCCCACACTGTCCAATGCAGTTACTGTATAAGTTGCTGAGGATTCAGTAGTAGGGGTTCCTGTAATTTGTCCGCTGGCGGTGTTAAATGTCAATCCGATAGGAAGCGAAGGACTAATGCTATATGTTTTAGATCCAGTGCCGCCTGTAGCAGTGACAGGGCTGACTGCTGTAATTTGAACATACTCTGTCAATACAATAGTTGGATTATTAACTACGGCAACTAACGGTTGTGCGATTACAGATAGACTAAAAGTGTTACTGCTGGTTTGCGATAAACTATCAGTTACTGTAACAGTAAAATTAGTAGAAGTTAATAGTGCAACAGGTGTTCCTGTTATTCTTCCTGTGCTGCTGGCAAATTGTAAACCAGTTGGCAAACTCGGGCTGATAGAAAATACTAGTGTACCATCGCCGCCTGTGGCAGTAACTGGAATAACGGGTGTGATCGTTTGACTTATAACTAGCTCAACTGACGCAGTACTCAACACAGTGTTAACTGGCGGAGGATCTATTACAGTTAACAAGAATGTGGAAGAATTTGAAGACCCTACACTGTCAGACACAATAACAGTAAAAGATGTAGCTGTCAACAAAGAATTAGGTTTACCGCCAACGAGTCCAGTGTTGACATTTAATGTCATTGTTGCAGGTAATGAAGGGCTTATGCTGTAAACCAAAGGAGCAATACCTCCAGCGCCGTTCACTGGTTTAAATGCTGTTGTTTCTTTTGTTCTTGTTGCAGTAGTTGAAGCAATCACCGTTGTTGCAGTAACAGGTGGATTGTTCAACGTTAAATTAAATTGTTTACTACTGACTTGTGCAATAGAATCATTTGCCGTAATAGTATAAGTTTGGTTAACTAATACTGTGGCAACACCGCTGATTCTACCGTTGCCACTGTTAAAACTTAATCCTGCGGGCAAACTTGGGCTAATAGCAAAACTTATTGAACCAAAGCCGCCGGATGCGCTTACCGGGACTATGCTGATTGTGTCGGTTACTCTGTTAAATGTAGCAGACGATATAACCAAAGTGGTAGTTAATGGTGGCGGCTCATTTACTGTTATTTTAAATGTGTTGCTGGCTGTTTGACTTAAACTGTCTGTAACAGTAACTGTATAAGTTGTTTCTGTTGATACAACTGTAGGGGTTCCAGTGATCTGTCCAGTTGAAGTGCTAAATGCTAGCCCTGCAGACAAATTTGGTGCTACGCCGTAAGAATAAATTAAAGACCCGCCTGTAGCAGTCACTGGTGTAAATGCTGAAATTGGTACAGTTCTAATCAGTGTCGAACCTGCAACAGATTGTTGTGCTTGTAATGGAGGCGTTTCAACTGTTAAACTAAAACTCTCGCTAGCAGACTGTGTAGCCTGATCTGAGACTGTTACAGTATGATTGGTAGCAGTACGGAAAATAGTAGCGGTGCCTGATACCTGTCCAGTTGCTGCGTTAAAATTTAAACCTGTAGGGAGTGCTGGATTAATTGCAAATGTCAGTGTACCAAATCCGCCAGTTGCAGTTATTGGAATAAAAGGAGTGTCTGCTAGATTTTGAACCAGTGTCTTAGTACCAATACTGGAAATTATCAATATAGGTGCAGGGTCTACTTTAAGACTAAATGTTTTGCTGCTAGTCTGTGGGGTACTATTACTGTCAGTTACTGTAACAGTGTTGTTGGTGTTAGCACTTACAACTGTAGAAGATCCTGTTATTTGTCCAGTCGCAGTATTAAATGACAATCCTGAGGGCAAGCTAGGACTAATTGCAAATGTCAGTGTACCTTCGCCACCACTTGCAGTTACCGGTGTAAAGGGAGCACTAACTTGCGAATTCTGAATCAATGTTCTAGAAGAAATCGCCAGTGTCGTTGATAATACAGGTGGGCCAACTAGAATAGTAAACTGTTTTGATGTAGTTTGTGTTGCTTGATCCGTTATGGTAACTGTATACTGCGTCTGAGTAGAAGTAACAGTAGGACGACCAGATATTTGACCAGTTGTAGTACTGAATGTTAATCCAGCAGGTAGTGCCGGACTAATTGCATAAGATAAAGTTAAATACCCACCGCTAGCAGATACTGGAGTAAATGCCGTAATGGTAGTATTTTTAATGAATGTACTAGTTGCAACTAGTAGTGTTGAATTAAGAGCAGGTAATGCTTCAACTGTTAAACTAAAAGTTTTGCTGCTAACTTGTGAAGGACTACTAGAGTCAGTAACTGATACAGTGTAAGTCGAAGCTGCAATGGCTTCAGTGGCCGTGCCCGATACTACCCCAGTTGATGTGTTAAAACTTAACCCAGCAGGCAATGCTGGACTAATTGAAAATGCTAAAGGCGTTATACCACCGCTAGCAGTTACTGGAGTAAATGCTGTGAACGCAATAGTTCTAATTAGAGTTCTACTAGAAACATTTTGTACAGTAATTAGCGCCGGAGGAAGTATTTCTAAACTAAAAGTCTTACTGCTAGTAGCACCAGAACTGTCGCTAACAGTAATAACAAAATTATTCTGTGCAAAAGATACAGATGGTGTTCCTGAAATAAATCCTGTTGCAGTATTAAATGTTAGTCCTGCAGGTAATGCAGGATTGATAGAATATGTTAAAGTTCCAATTCCGCCTGTACCATTAACTGGTTTAAATGCGGTAATAGATAAATTTTGTGTAAGTGTTCTACTTGCCGTGTCTAGTGTAGAACCCAATTGGGTTGCTCCTGCGGCAACAGCTAATGTAAATGTTGCACTGCCTGTTTGACCGCTAGCATCTGTAAAAGTCATTACATATGAAGTAGATGGCGATGCTACTGTAGGAGTTCCGGCGATAACAATATCAAGATAGTTGTACCAGTAATTAACTGTGTCCGCTGCTGTTATCGATTTAACAGTAGCATCAGTGATACTAACAGTTGCACCTGTATTCCACGCAACCTGTCCTATCGGTGATGTTCCTCCGCTTAGACTAGGATTAGCATTATATCTAAGCGTGATTGTGGATACTGTAACAGCAGTACATTCCCATATTCCGTTGTAGCTGGTTTTAGTTTGTCCTCTTACTGCGTAAAAACTTCCAGCAACAGGAGTTTGTCCGTTAGAAGTATATTGATATGTTACAGACCACGAAGTTCCAGATCCTGATATAGTAGGAGCAGTGCCAGAGACATTTAGATCAACTCTAGTTTTTTTAATAGCAAGTCCAGCAGGCAGTGCAGGATTGATACTAACATTTAAAATTTCAGTTGGTATCGCACTTCCGCCGTACACACTTACCGGATTAAAGGTGGCCAGTGTGCCTTGTGTAAAATTCAATGTAGGAACTAAGGTCGTTGCTACAATATTAGGCGGAGTAGGAGGTGAAGCTAGACCGGGAAATCTAGAACCTGTTACGCCCAGGTAAGGTTTTGTTAAATCGTAGTTGCCCAGTGTAATCTTACCAGCAGACAACCCAGTACCTAATACGCCCGTTCTGGCAGCGCCGTTTTGGTTGATATAAGCGTCTTGAGCACCGAAGTAATTGTCACCTGCTACAGTAGCGGGTGCAGGTTGAGCTGTTGGATAGGGAAAGTAATAAATGGTCACAGTATTATATTTACCCTATTTTATTATGCTCTCACTGTCAAGTCTAATATGTCAAAATATCCTAATCCAGTATCGTAACAAATGAATATAGCAGCATTGACATCATCATAGTAATAGTCACCGGGTTTAAGATCGCTTAGGCTTAATCCGTTTGCAGCATCTGCATTGGTATACATTCTAGGTGCAGCTGACAGTTGTCCCGAGCCATCTGGAAATACTAGGGTGTAACCCGATTGTATAGTAATAGAACCGATACCGTCTGAAACAAGACCTTCTACGGCACTACCTGTATAGCCAATGTCCCCTTGACTACCTGTATAACCATCACGTCCTATTACACCGTCAACACCTGCACTACCTGTGAATCCAATACTACCTGTATAACCTAGATCACCGGCGCTGCCTACATCACCTTTTTCTCCTTGCGAACCTACATAACCTACGTTGCCTCTCGAACCTACATAGCCCACATCGCCTTGTGAACCTACATAGCCCACATCGCCTTTTTCTCCCTGCGAACCTACATAACCTACGTTGCCTCTCGAACCTACATAGCCCACATCGCCTTGTGAACCAGTATATCCATCTATGCCTTGGCTACCAGTAAAACCAATACTTCCAGTATACCCTAACTCTCCCTGCGGTCCTACAATATTTCCAACATCTAACCAATCATCACCGACCCAAATGTTTAAGTGGCCATTATCAGATGTAATGTATCCATCACCGATATTTCCTAGATAGGACCCGGGGAGAGTTGCGTAGGTAGAAGTACTACCTAAAATCTGTACACTAGTACCGTCAGTACCTCGACTACCCACATAGCCCACATTTCCCTGACTACCTGTAAATCCTAATTCTCCTTGTGAACCCGAGTATCCAATGCTTCCAGTAAAACCTAGATCACCTTGACTACCTGTAAATCCTAATTCACCTTGTGATCCGGTAAAACCTTGTGATCCAGTATATCCACGACTTCCAGTAAATCCTATATCGCCTTGACTACCAGTAAATCCAGTATCACCAACTGATCCATCAACACCGGCACTTCCAGTAAATCCTATATCGCCTTGACTACCAGTAAATCCAGTATCACCAACTGATCCATCAACACCGGCACTTCCAGTAAATCCAGTATTGCCTTGACTACCAGTAAATCCAGTATCACCAACTGATCCATCAACACCGGCACTTCCAGTAAATCCAGTATTGCCTTGACTACCAGTAAATCCAGTATCACCAACTGATCCAGTATAACCTACATTCCCTTGACTACCTGTAAAACCTTGACTGCCTGTGTAGCCCGTATATCCGAGATTTCCCTGAGATCCAGTGTACCCGGTATCTCCACGCGAGCCTGTATAGCCAATATTACCCTGCGAACCTGTATAGCCTGTAGGGCCTTGTATTTTTCCTACATCAACCCAAACTGTCCCGTCCCATACCCATAAATTTCCAGTGGCTTCTTCAATAAATCCATCACCGGAATCGCCTGCGTAACTAGTTTCCAATTGAGTACTATTAGATACGCTGCCTGTAATAGTAACGCCACTACCCGAACCATTAAATTGCAGTAATCTGCCGCCAGGGGTAACGCCGTCACCTATGCGTAGGTCCCCTAATGTCTCATCATACCAAATTGTGCCCTTGTCCCCTACCCAGTCGTAAGAATTGACAGTTATTATTCTACCGGCTTGTATTTTATAGATTGGCATAACGATATTTATCGTATGCTGTTATCTTGACATTAATGCTTTTAGTTGTTGAATAATGTCGTTCTGCTCAGGGGGCTCTTCGCCCACTGTTTCCTGACCTGTTAGTTTGTCTATAACAGGGCTGTCTTTGCCTGCTGCGGCTTTAGCAAGTTCTAGTTCTTGCTGCTGTGGGCTGATCATCACAGGATTTTGCTGCAATTCTGTATCGGCTTCCTCGGGTGGGTTTTGACCAGCAGCATTAACCACAGGATCTTCATCACCATTAATTGTAATGGTAATAGGTACATTAATGGTGAATTCTTTTGCTCTCATGATGTATTTAGTTGCCGGTTACTTAATCCGGCGCCGAATTTTTTATGGCTCAGCAGTGTAATTACGCCGGCAATTTACGTTTGCTAGACGGACGCCTGCCCGGTGGGCTAACCGTTACGACAACGGACCTAAGGTGGTTTAGTTACACCAACTTTGTTTAGCATCGCCGTAATATTCGCGTGCTAGACCGTTGGCAATTAATCCTTGACGAATGCTCTGTCCATTGACTAAGATGTCTCCTAGAATGCGACCGCCAAACTTGTCCCAACCGTAGATGATAACTTGATGTTTAGGGTGGGATTGAATCGCATGTGTGGTAAATTTGCTGGCCACTAATGCTCTCTCGTTTTCTTGCGGGCACTGTGCTCTGTGTCCTTTTTCCGGAGTATCAACACCAAATATACGAACTGCTAGTTCTGGCTTTAGTGGAGCAGGAAGGAATGGTGCTGCAATCACAATAGTGTCACCGTCGCTTACACGTATAATCTGTGCGTCATAAGTTGCACCTTTAGGTGTCTTTTGTGCTAGAGCAGGAACTGCCGCCACTGCTAATAATAGGGTTAATAATAGTTTTTTCATAATGTATTTAAGTAATTTCTTGCCAGCCAATTTGTGCCAGCACGTCTGCGTTGTTTGATGTTGCTGCCATAGTTAGTGTCACAATATCGCTGACTCCTGCCAATGTTCTGCCTAACTGAAACGCAAACGCATCTGCTCCTAGTTCCGATAGTTCTCTACTGCTGACATAACCAGTTTGTAGTTCTATACCGCCCGAAACTCCTGTGGCGGCCGTGTCATATTCAACAGTTCCTGAAGTACTGGTTCCTGCCCAAGTAGCACCAGTTAGGGTAGGGTTTAGCACCAATCTCCAACGATAGTAATTCACTGTGGGACTCAGCACATCCACTTGTCTGGGCAACACAATAGCATCTAATCTTGTGCTGGCCAATCTAATGCTGACCAACGGATAGTATGTTCCGGCATTGACCAATCTCAACACACTGGTGCCACGTCCTGCTGATTCGCTGTAGGTAAATGCGTTGTAGCCACCTTCGCTGATTACAGTGGAGCATATCTGTCTCATCATACTGGATGAAGCAGTGGCTCCAGTATTGGTTATTTCATAACGCACTGGCAGTACAGCCGTGGTCATATAAGTGGTGGTATTATTCACAACATTGGCATGATGGAATGTGTGGCAAAGCACATAAGCACCGTTGACAACAAATCCACAGCGAACACTTCCCACGCCCAACCACTCAATGTCTGTCCAAAATATCTGTGTCCTGTCTACATTTAATGCGGCGAATGGATTGTCCCAAGCGTCTTGTCTTATCCTATCTTCAACCAACGCACCTGTACTATAACTTCTTATTACCAAATAGTTATATGCGCCATCATTTTCAAAATAGACTCCGTTGTTGGTGGTAAAATATCCCACACGCTGACGCAGGTTGGCCTTGGGAGTGTTCATGGCAAAAGTGGCCAACACCAGCAGACTCTTGCCTGGCTGATAAGGAAAAACTCTTTTGGTTTCTCGTATGACACTGGATCCATTACTTGTGCTCACTGCCAGTCTAAATGTAGAACTGTCTGTTTCGTAGACCACTGTGCCGCCAGTGCTGGTGCTACTGCTAAAATCATTGTGGTCGTAATATCTTGCTCTACTGTCAAACAGTGTATAAGGCTCACTGACTCGCAGTCTACCAAACGCATCAGTAGATCCTGTGCCCAATGTAAATGTGTTAGTGCCAGTTAGTGTGGCAGTTACCGTACCACTGACGGGTATAGGATTACCTGAATCGTTTTTAATCTCTACTTCCGGAAGGCTTGAGATAGCAACTGTGCCAGTTATAGTCCACGGTATTGTACCTTGGTATACTGTGGAGGTGGTTGGAAAGTTAGTTACAGCAAAACTGGTGTTGCTGATTGTCAGTGTATTGCTTACAAATACAGTTGAAGTAAAATTACTTACTGTGACTGTTCCTGTGATAGCAGGTAGAGAAGAAATATTTACAGTTGATGTAAAATTGCTGACTACAACTTGTCCGTTGGTTCCTATGCTAACTGTCCAGGTGCCTTCTTGACGAACACTAATGCTTTCTAATGCAGCCAGTGTTGATGTACTTAAACTTACAGTGTCAACAATAACATCACCTTCAAGATTGATACCATCAACATGTACACGAGCCACGGGTTGCCCCTGGCTGTTGTACTGCATAGTCTTATGAATATTTAGAAGATTGCTCTCCTGTGGATGTTCATAGGCTGTGCTGTTCTGATAGCGATCAACCGCCATAATTAATCAGCGTCGATAAGTGTAACGTAACCTAAACCCGTTGGACTGATAAACGCAACGTGCGTTCCTGTAGTAACATTAAAATCCATCATAGAGTTTGCAGGAACTACACAGCTGGCAGTCGTTGCAGCAACAGTTCCTGTACCGAATGACATGAACTGGCTAGTACCGTTGGTTACTACAGTAATACGTCTTGCGGTAATTGCTGTATTAACACTGGCTGCACCTGTTTGCAGTGTGGTGAATTTTGGAGTGGCGCTATTGCTAGCATAAAGGGTGTGATATCTACTCATTGTTATTCCTTGGTTTGAAAGTTTGGATACATGCTTACGCTGTCTGATCTAATGTCACTAGGGTTTTTAGGACCGTTTAGTCCGCCTAGCCCTGCGGCTGTGGTCACGCTGTCAATGCCTTGTACATGCACGTCTGGACTGTTGTCATACATGCCAGCAGATTTAACTTCTACAGGTTCTGCTGATAATTGTGCAAACAGTTGTGCAAAGGCACCACCGATCGGATCTTGCTGTGTAGATTGTTGGGCGCACTCAACTTGATCAATAAGATCCAGTACGCCACGAATAATTTCAGTTGCTCTCATAATGTGTATTTACTCGTAAGTTAACACTGATTAGACTATGTTGATAACATTACCCATTACGCCATGGATAGTGCATTGATAATACAGTGTAGATGGTGCATTCATTGGCACAGTAAATGTCTGTGTGCCTGCTTGACTGCCTGAAACGCCGTCAGTATAAGCTGCGCCGCCGTCACTTACTCTAATAGCAAAGGGATGACTGCCACCCGTAGTGTTGATAAAAGTATAGGTAAATCCTCTGTATAGATATAGCACAGGATCATTAGTGTTGCCTGCAACTACACCGGGTCCGCTGAATACGTAATCACTAGTTCCAGTAGATGATACTGACCACGTAATAGAAGCACTAGGGCCAGTTGGCCCTGTATCGCCTTGTGGTCCTTGTGGTCCAGTTACTCCTTGTGGACCAGTTGGACCTACGTTTCCTTGAACGCCTTGTGAACCACTTGGCCCAGTTGGCCCTGATGGTCCAATAAATCCTATGCCGTTTGCTCCACTAGGTCCTGATGGCCCGGTTGGCCCGGTGGGTCCTGTGGCCCCGTCGACTCCTGTGGGTCCCGATGGCCCAGTAGGACCCGAAGGTCCTGCTACTGCGCTTGCCGGTCCTGCTGGTCCAGTGGCGCCTGATGGGCCAGTAGGTCCTGTATCACCAGATGGTCCTTGTGGACCAGTTGGGCCTGCACCTGTAGGTCCTGTATCGCCTGGAATTCCTTGAGCACCTGATGGTCCAGTTGGACCAGTTGGACCTACAGCTCCTTGAACACCCTGTGGGCCAGTTGGACCCACGTCTCCTTGAACGCCTTGTGGACCTTGCGGGCCACCGGATGGGCCAGTTGGACCCACGTCTCCTTGAACGCCTTGTGGACCAGCAGGGCCAGTTGCACCAGTAGGCCCCTGTGGACCTACGTCTCCTTGAACGCCTTGTGGACCTTGCGGGCCACCGGATGGGCCAGTTGGACCCACGTCTCCTTGAACGCCTTGTGGACCAGCAGGGCCAGTTGCACCTACCGATCCTTGACCACCGGCAGGGCCAGTTGGACCCACGTCTCCTTGAACGCCTTGTGGACCAGCAGGACCAGTTGGACCTACAGCTCCTTGACCACCAGCAGGTCCTTGTGGGCCAGTTAGTCCTTGTGATCCGGTACTTGCAACTACAATACCATTTACACTTATATCACCTTCGAGTGTAACTTGCAAAGGAATACCGCCAAAATATACGGTGCTAGTCCCAACATACAAACTACGCCATTGTTTATCAGCACTACCTAAATCAAATCTTATATCATCTGTTGGAATTAAACTGTTTTGCACTTGTAAGTCTGTACCTGTTGCCAGTGACCCTATCTTTGTAAACTTAAATGTTCCTGTTGATGAAAGCTCCGATGAAACTATGCTAGTAGTAGTAGTTCCGGAGTTAGTAAAAAACATAAACTTGGCAGTGGGGAAAGTCCCTGTGTTTTCAACTCGAACGTGTATTCTTGCGGGAGCCATGAATTGTGTTGGAGTTCGAGTTGAAAACACAAGCTCTGCAATATTATCATTTTCTAACAAAGGTGTTGGTGCAGTTGCTGTTCCTCTAGTTCTAACCCATCTAAAATCTAATGCATCTGGTTGATCAAAGTGTTGTGAAAATGACCAACCTGCGGCACCTGGTATAAAAAGTTCTCTAGACCAAGCAACACTTGTACCAGTATTAGAGGTAGCACCACCAATAAAAATTACCTGACTATCGAAATTGTAAGACATTGCTAAACTAGGAGAAATTTCTGTATTATTAGTTGTTCCGTAGAGTGCAAATCTTCCAAATTGACCAGGATTTACTCTTCCTTGTCTAATACCATCTATACTAATTCCGGTTGTTGGATCTACAGATACTTGGTAATTGTCAAAGTACATGGATGTAGATGCTACATGTATCGTTCCACTGTTTAGGTATAGATTGCCTTGTCCAGTTAGTTCTAACTTTTTAACCCAGGTAGTTTCCTGTCCGGTGGTAGGGACTGTATAGGTTTCAAATGAATTGTCAGCAACACCGATACCGAATAATGTCTGTGAATCACCCGGTCCCGTATCCCCTAGAAATAAAACTTGATTTATGTTTGCATCTTCATTTACTAAAACTGTTGATTGCTCGTATGCCGAGGCGAATCCGTATGCTCGATATTCACCTCCGGTAAATGGAGTTGATTCTAAGTGACGTATTCTACTATAATTGTCACTATCATAACCTCCAACAACAATAGCTTGACGAATGGTAAGTGTGTTAACATAGACGGTATTCCATCTACGTAGGTCAGATCCTAAGTTAAATTGGTTACTAGCATTGGGTAATACATTACCGGAAGTTACTAAGTTTCCAAAGCTATTTAGACTAGTAACAAAAGATCCGTTAACCAGAGACGACGTGGTTGAAAATCCGCCCCCGGTACCGGCAGGGCCAGTTGGGCCAGTCTCACCTTGTGGCCCAGCAGGGCCGGTAGGACCGGCAGCTACAGTAAATTGAACAATATTTAATGCATCATTATATACAGCAGTCATGCCACTATGACTACTATGAACTAATAGCGTAGCACCAGCGTCTGCTACTGCTTCTGTAAAATCAGTACCAGTTGTTCCTAGCAGTGTGGCAATTTCTGTAAAATTTTGATTTACTTTGATAAATGCAGATCGTATGCTGTCACCGTCGCCTGAGTTTGCATTAGAACCTGTATTGATAACTTGAATGGTCATTTTTATAATCCTGCTAGTTTTCTAATTGACTCTAACTGATCCGGTTTCTCTAGAATCTTGTCATAATCTTGCATAGTGAGTACACCCTTGTTCTTAATAGCCAAAATGTTAGTGATAACAAAGTGCAGGTCTGCATCCGATTTTACGTCCTCGCGGGCTAGTTCTAAAATTCGAGTAAGTAATGGAATATCCAATGTTACTGTATCAACAGCATCTGCGGACTCCTTTACTGTAATATTTGGTTTGGCAGGGTTTACAATGCCGGAATGTATAAAAGTTGAGTGACTCATATGACTATTTAGTTGCTCTTTATGGTAAATGACTGTATAATAAATACTGGGTCACAACAACCTTTGAAAGTAGTAAATGAGTTCGACATTATTGTTAAATGCAGACGGAGCCCCGATTTCTTGGCTACCGTTGAGCACAATTTCCTGGGAAGAATCTATTAAGTTCATAGTGCTTGAAAAAGCCACTGTGTTAGATGTCTACGATAATTGGGTCGTGCATAGTGCAAACTGGGAAACACAGGTTCCTGCCGTTATGATTCTTCGCGAGTACGAAAAGCGCAAGACTGCAATTCGTTATTCCAAACATAATGTGTTCCTTCGTGATGGCTATACATGCCAGTACTGTGGGGATGATGTAAGCCGTAAAACAGCCACGTTAGACCACGTGCTGCCAGTTAGTCACGGTGGTAAGACTACCTTTGAAAACACTGTCTGCGCCTGCGCGAGCTGTAATGCAAACAAGGGTAACGACAAGAAGATTGTGCCAAAGCACAAGCCAGTTAAGCCCACCTACTATCAATTAGTAGACAAGCGTAGACAGCAAAAGTGGGATATACCACACCCATCGTGGGCCAACTACTTAGGATAAAAGAAAAGCACCGTAAGGTGCTTTTTTTATGACCCAAATTTTATTTTGAACGATATACTATACGACATTTAGTTAAGTCGTATGGGCTCATTTCTACCCTAACTCTATCCCCTAACAGTATTTGAATTCTGTTCTGTCGCATCTTGCCCGAGATGAATCCCAGAACTGCGGAACCTTGTTCCAACCTTACCCGAAACATTGCGTTGGGTAGTACTTCTTCGATCCTGCCCTCAAGGCTGATCATATCTTCTTTAGCCACGATTAAACACTTTCTCCTTTAAGTCCTTTAATGACCATTTCTTTAGCTCTCCTATCTAAATCAGCTACTTCAGCTTTGTGTATATTTACTGCCATTTGAATCATAAAGTCCGTTATGGCAATCTTGCCCCGATCAGTAAAATAACAGTATTCTGGACCTACGGCACTGCGGTGGTAGAATCGATCGTCCCTGGCCAACTCGCAGAAGCCTCCGAACATTAAATTTTTAACAGCTTCTTTATCCATATTATAGTTTCTCACCTGCTTTAAAACCTCGGAATCGAAGAGCCCGTGGAAATCGGAGGCTGTATACGTCTTCACTATCTTGGCTCCGAGTAATTGCATCTGCTCGCACTTCCAAGACTTGACCAATAACCTCATCGTCAACTTCGGCTCTCTGATCATCTGTCCAGCCAGAGCCAACATTAACACGGATGAACTTGCCATCCTCTTCGCCTTCGCAGATAACTGCGCCCATTTTGCCTTCATTTTTACCTGTTCCTGGCTCGATGCCCACAATGGTTAAACTTACTTCGATAAATGGCTTTTGTTTGAGCCACGCCACATGACGCTTACAGACATAAGGTGCATCAATGTCTTTGATCATAATGCCTTCAAACCCTGCATCAATGGCATCTTTGTTATATTGTTTAAATTGCATTTCACCAACTGCTGTGTCTAGATCCACTTCAAGTTGAGGAATAATATCAATGTTCCCAATCTTATCCAGTACAGACTGCATACTGCGTAGGAGATTACTACGACGGCGTTGTCCCAGAATGCTTTTACCTTTTCGGAATTCACTAAGTGGAAGAACATCAAAGGCCATCAGTCGTGCATCGCTGGCATCTGCATCGCTTTTACGATGTACCTGTTTCATTAGTGCTTGGAAGCTAGAGCTAACCACTTCACCGTCAATGACAATACTGCGATCAAACAGTTCGATGTTATCTTCAATGCCTTTGGTAATGTGTCCAAAGTTTTCTAAAATTTTGCCATTGCGGCTGTAGACAGTTGCAGTCTTAGCATCGGCATCAACAATCAACACAGCACGAACACCGTCCAGTTTAGGCTCAAGCAGTTTCTTACCTGCGACTTTGCTTTCGTGGTTGGCGCCGTCGTGAGCCAACATGCACTCGAACAATGGTACAGCGTCTTTCTTAATCTTATTGATAGTCTTTTCACTAACACCGCAACGGAGATCCTTGATTAGGATACGACGATACCAATCATTCCATTGCTTCTGTGTGCTTGCACTCAATGCCAATTCGATTGCATCACGTGCGGCATCGCCTGTTAGTTGTCGAGTGCGTAGAAGTTCGCACAGTTCTTTAAATGCAACCCAAGGCAGACCCTGTCCGCTACCACCTGTGCTGGTAGGTACTTTCTTTACACCAAATGTAATAAATGGACTTAGAGCCAGTTGAAAGCCTTCAAACAACTCTACGTTGTCGATTTCTGCTTCTAGGATTGCTTCTTTGTTTAGTCGGCTGGAGTGTTCTTCCAGACTGCGGATTACTGCATCGCAAGGAGTTGTCATGTGTGTTTCATTAGTGTGTTACGATAAGACAATTATACAACATTTTTGGAACAGTGTCAATGGACATTTTACCAAAATTTAAATGGAGAAGCTACTGCCGCAGCCGCAAGTGGATTGAGCGTTTGGATTTTTTATTGAAAAGCTAGATCCGGAAAGATCTTCTTTGTAATCAATTTCGGCACCTTGTAGATACTGCATACTCATAGCATCTACTACGACTTTAAATTCACCAATTGGAAATTGGAAATCATCTTCGTTAAATTCTTCATCAAAGGTAAATCCGTAACTAAATCCAGAACAGCCGCCACCTTGTACAAAGGTTCTTAAGGCAAGTTTTGGATTATTTTCCTCCATTAGGAGGTCTGTAATCTTTGTCTTAGCATTTGATGTTATGTTGATCATACTACTATTTACACTATAAATATCCAAGCAGGAGAAAAACATGGAACAATACATGGATGACTTTCAAAACTACAAACGATTTACAGCTAAATGCAAATGCGGATGTCCTGCACACTGCAATCATAGTTGTACTGAATGCGAATACTGCCCGGACTGCGAATGTCCAGAGTGCATAGAATTAGATAATAGCAGAGGGTACAATTAATGGCATACTGGTCTAGAGATGATACTAAAGAATGGATCATACAGTTAGAGCATCGTATTGACGACATCGACTACTATTTGAATAAAACTTTAGAATGGTGCGAAGAATACGGTATAGAAAATCAACGTGTGATTTTTATGTGCAGTTTCTTAACCTGTATTTGGGTTAGCCAGGTTCGGGGAGAGACTATAACGTTTACAGAACTAATGGAAATGTTAGGCGTTTCGGAATGGGAAACTAATTTTAATAACGAAGAAAAAATATATGAACTCGACAAGTGTTTCGCCGAGTTAGATCATCACGAGTTGTTAGAAACGGCCGTGCTGAAACTCAATCAGAATGACGAGTGGTAATCATTTACTGTCGTAGTCTTTAACAGGGCCGCCGTGTAATTCACTCTTAGACTTTTTGCCTTTGAGTCTTACACCGCTGCCTGCCTTGCCCTGTGTACCCGTACCGTCAGTATGATTGCTATCATGTTTAAGCATGCCGCGGCTCACGCATTGTGAATAGCGCACATTACTCAATCTAGAACGCCCAATAGAGCATTGGCTAGCAGTAGGTGCGGCTATTTTCTTTTCGGCAAGTAGTTCTGTGATTCGCATAGATTTATTTATTTGAATAGGATCAAACTCATAATTACTGTCTGTGCCGCAAAGCCCAAACAGATAGTAGCAATGTACAAGAAGTTACGTTCAATAAGAGCTTTAAAAAACAGCGTGATCAATGCACTCCAAACAAATACCATTAAATCTACAGGAGGCAGCTTATCGCTCTGCGCCATCAATACTGCTACAAGAGTAGGAATACTAGACAGATGCAGTAGGATAATTGTAACCCAACCTAATGTATGGGCACTTACATGCCCAAGGTGATCTTTAGCAAATTTAACAAGAAATAATACTGCGTCTTTAATTTGATCAATGATAAACATACTTGTCCTTACTTGTAAAAAATGTGATTGCCGATTTTAGTGATACGTTCTCTCTTCCAGCCTGGATTGATATAATCACCGTGGAAGTACATGGCCTCTTTTAGGCTAGGAAGGCGAAATCCTTCTAGTAGAACTTTCTTAGCGACTTCTTCGCTTTCTTTAAAAGAAGCCTTGTTCACTGCCCTAGTTGGAACAGTCCTGTCACAGACCCAACTAAATTGGCATAGGACCTTTTCATAGACAATGTTCTTTTGATAGATTGTCTTGCAGATATCGCTTGGATACTGCCCGCTTTCAGTTCTGTTTATTGTAACTTGTGCAACTGCAACCTTGCCCTCAAACGGCTGATTGCCTGCTTCATAATAGATGTTCTTGGCGAGACAAGCTAATTGTCTTTCGCGAACTTCTGTTGTAATTTGGGAACTATCTGTTACTTGATAATTAGATTGCTTGTTAGCAATGGCCCATTGTAATAGAGATACAGATCCATAAGCAGCTACAATCATCAACAATAATGTGATGATCTTCAACAAAGTCGAAGAAACTTGCACCTGTGTATCTTGATCCCTATCTAGCGTTAACTCAGTCATATAGACCTCCTTTTTCGTTAGTGGTAAAATAATTATACAACAATGACTATTATACAGTCAAAGTTGGTAAAAAGCAACCGGTTTTGGTAAAATCTAGGATTACTTAATGCCAATAAGCATAAATCTTGAGAACTTCCAAGTGGGGTACTCAAAGTCTTTTTGGCCGCGGTACAGTAGGTTACTAACTGGATAAGTCCCGATGAACTCGTCTAAACTACTGCTGTGTATGTGGTGGTCTTCGTGCGGCATATTGTTGCCTTGAAGTACTACAGTGGTTCCTTTTGGGATACTGTTCCACCAATCCAAACTTTCGAAGTGTTCGGTGCTTGTATTTATAACCAAATCTGGGCCGTGCCAGTCCAGATCAAGTAGATTACAGTCCTGGGTTTTAGCTTTAAACTTCCAGTTATCTATAACCCAATTCTCGTTGATCATGTCCGCCACAGCTTCGCATTTTGGATCAACGTCGTAACTGCGTATCTTTCCAATCTGTATATTGCCTCGACTGTTTAATAGGAACGCTGTTACTCCATACCATCCGCCGTAGATCCAAATACTATCGACAGAATCAAAAAGTTTTTCTAATTCTTCGCAGAGCCAAATCTTACTTCCTATTTGACCGCTACTAAATGCATCCTTATTCACTATCATACTTTAATTTCAATATTTTTTTCAAGACTAGGAACCCTAAATATAGCATCTATTTACTGAGAGATCAAATGTTGTTAATATAACAGTATTTTATTTAATAAATACCGCTATGCCTGATAGATCTATACAATTACTAACTGATGTTTTTCCAAATTCAACTACAAATCATGGTAATTTGAACAATCCCGATATAATACTAGTCCAGGCACCTGGATGGGGAGTGCAAACAGCTCCGCTTTCTTTAGCATCACTTTCAGCCTATGTTCGGCAGAAAGGATACAAGATTTTACCATTAGATTTAAATGTTGAATTTTTTGCTATTAGACCTGAGAAATTTTCCATAATGTGGGACATAGATCAATCTCAGTGGTTTTGGGAATCTAAAGACTGCGTTAATGACCTGTTAACCGAATACAAAAAAGAAATTGATGACTTTGTCGAGTTAGTGGTGTCGACTAATACACCATTAGTTGGATTTAGTTTATACAACACTTCAATGCATACTTCGATGCATCTTATCAAACTGCTCAAAGCACGTAAGCCTGAGCTAAAGATTATTGTCGGTGGTCCTCATGCCCACCGATATCTAGCTGGTAATGTTTTGGCAAAAAATCCGTTAATAGATGCAGTCGCCCAGGCTGAGGGAGAAGAAACATTAGTAGACATAATTGAGCGTGTTCGAAAAAATCAATCATTGCTCGATTGCCCTGGATTGTTAGTGTTTAAAGACGGAGCAGTACATGCTACTCCAACAAGGCCAATGATTCCAAAAATCGACACTCTTCCGATACCCCACTACAGTGATTTTTCATTAGCTCCTTACCTATCCCCAACACGATTACCAATGGCGTCTAGTCGAGGGTGTCCTAATAAATGTATATTCTGTAATGAGCAACCTTATTGGGAATCATATCGATTTCGGTCTGCAGAAAGCATGATTGAAGAAGTTAAGTACCAATTAAAATTATATCCTGAAATTGACTTTATTGACTTTCAAGATAGTTTATGTAACGGGAAGATAAGCGCAATTGAAAAGTTTGCCGAATACCTCATTGAAAATAAAATTAAAATACAATGGGCCGGACAGGCAGTTATTAGAAAAGAAATGACCGAAGAACTGATGATAAAATTAAAACAGTCCGGATGTGTGGTCATGGCCTACGGATTAGAAACTCCAAACCCTACACTTATGAGGAGTGTAGGAAAGTTATTATCAAAAGGTGCCGATATTGATAAAATTGCTGAATCTCATGCAAGGACCGGACTTAATGCAGTTTACAATGTCATGTTTGGGTTACCGGGAGAAACTGAAGAAGATTCATTAATGGTCTTAGAGTTTTTAAGACGTAATTCAAAAAATAAATTATATGTAAATCCCAGTGCAGCATTTTGCGGATTTGCTAACGGAACTCCTGGATGGGAGAACGCAGAAAAATTCGGTATTGACAAAACACTCGGCGGAACTTTTTGGAAAAGTGTAGATGGTAATAACACATTCCTAGTTCGATTAAAAAGATTTGAAGATTTTTGTCGATTAGTTTCCGACTTAGGTATAAAAACCACTTATCCGTCGACATATCTTCTCAATAGAAATCAAGTCATTGCCCAATATTATATTGCAATAGGTCAACCAGAAAAAGCAATATACTATTACACAGAATGGGTTAAAGATCATCCCGAAGATCAAATAGCTAAAAAGTTTTTATTCGAATATTCAGGTTTCTTAAAAAGTACCCCAAGTTCAAATGTTTATGCAATTAGCCGGCATTCGGATGAGAATTGGTTAAATGGTGTTGCTAGAAATTGGGGGCCTGCAATATTATTTTCACATGTTCCTTACATTTTAGAAGAATTAACAGTTGGTAAAATTGTACAGTTTTCAGATCTTCAAACAAGAAAAATAATTAGAGTTGAAGATAATTTTGAAAATGATTGTATTGTAATACACCTCGACGGCACTCATTTAGATGGAGATCAAGTTGGTTGGCCAAAACTAATAACTGTTTTAGAGGAGCCTAGCAAAGTTATCCCTATTAAGATAGTTAATTACACAGAAATAGATTTTAAAAAATGAAAAGTTTTTTAAATCAATATAATGTTATATCTGAAGATATACCAGGGTCCTTACAATTTCCCAGTGCATTAGTATGGGACTCGTTATTAGGTTATCAAACCGAAAATAAAGTTGTGCGTAATTTTTTAGAAATAGGTGTATTACATGGAAAGTCTGCAATGCTAAGTGGGCTATATGCACAGGCCAACAACACACAGCAGGTGATTGTAGATCCCGGTGAATGGATGGACACAACTTATTCAAATTTACTATCAAAGATTGAGGGATTAAATCTAAGATTAATAAATGATTATTCTAACAGTTTGGTGCATTTTCATTATTCTATTTTTCAAGAACATTCTCGCGATTATTCATGGTTTCATATTGATGGCGATCATAGTTATGCACAATGCTATAAAGATTTAATTTTAGCTGATCATTTTTTGTCTGACTATGGAGTTGTTATTGTTGATGATTTCTTTTCAACCATGTTTCCTCAGGTTACAGCTAGCACTTTTTCATATTTAGAAAAACATCCATTAAATTTAAAAATGTTTTTAGTTGGTCAATGTAATAAAGCATATCTATGCAGACCGCCAGCATTTGATTTTTATAAAACGTTTTGCATAGATGTATTATCTAAAGATATGAAAGACCGAAAATATCCTGTAACTATAACTAAAACAACTTATCCTCAGGATTTTGATTGTTACGGGTATCAACCCATAGGATGGACTGATGACAGAATGGAGTTTCGTGGTCCGGACTGGGATAGAACTAATTTTATAAAATATACCTAACAGTTAATTTTTCCACCACGGCAAATATTTTTCTGTATTGTGATTTCGATAAGCATCCATCTTTTTTATTATCGAAACACTGTTTTTAAAATTTATATCTGACTCAGGTGTTCCGATTAAAAATGTAATCATTGCACTCAATATGTTAGCCTTTTCTTTAACTGCATCTTTTTCAAGTAGTTCTCTATTGTTTTCAAACCAGGTTGCAATTTCTTGATACACTGTATTTTTATAAGCTGTTGGTAAATTACTCGGGGATGCATAGCTTGGATCGTAGATATAATTTATGTGAGGAAAGTTTAAAATATTCTTTCCTTCCAACCTCACAATATAATCTAACAATTCTGTAAATTTATGTGTATTAAAAATAGAAAACACAGTGTGAAACTCGATACCAATATTTTCGTTTTCATTCGAATATTGAACTATGCTATCAATATTATCTTTAACAATGTTCCATTTTCCAGGATATCTAATATATTCGTACATATCAGCAACAGCATCAATACTTACTTTAATAGTCATAGTCTTAAAATGGCTCCAGATGTCAAACCATTTTGACGGTGTCACAGTTAAATTTGTATGTATAGATAAGTCAACCTGTTTAGATAAACCTGAACTAATTAGTTCTTTACAAAATGTATAAAAATCGTTGTTGATTAATGGTTCACCACCGGTTACTAATATCTGCACTAATCCGTCAGTCTTTACTAGGTCAAGGATATGTTTAATTTGATCATAGTTCCATTGAGCTTTATAATCACTTTCTTTTTCACCCCATGGTTTAATGTTGAGGAATTTAAATTCTTTTATTAGTTGATCGCTAGCTCCCGGGGTACACATCTTGCATTGTAGATTACACTTATTCGACCAACTTAAATCTAAGTAATTTACATCAACAGATTCTAACTTGCCCGTATGCATTTCAGTGTTTGTTATAATATCTTCAATCGGCCATCTCTTTACAAACCAATTTCTAACACTTTCACCCCCATTGTCCTCAACATTATAACAATGCTGGCACTCGGCCACCCGCTCGCCGTCTATCATTTTCTTTCTTATATTTTTTAATTGATCAATATTGTAAAATTCAATCAAACTTGTTATCTCATTTATTTTTACAAACTTGCCATCTTTCTTTAATCTTCCTGCATTAGTAGAATTACAACAAAGACGCATATTGCCATCAGTGTGTGTAGAAAAATGATTCCATGCTAACGGGCAATATGTCTTAGTCATGTTTAAAAGCATCTTTCAAGTCTGGAATATAATCGCCGATTGAAATTCCTCTATGGTCATCAAGTATTTTAATTCTATGTTTGAATACCTTAAACAGTTTCGGATTGTCAGGCTTGGTTAATTCATTTAATAACAAGTGTATCTTTCCATCTAGTCCGGGAAAATCTTTAATGACTTGACTATTTTCTAGATATGCTGTTAATCTCTGTGTAGCTAAATCTTTCAGAGACTGTGGTAACATTGATATTTGTTGTTCCATCGGAAACATAATTAAGTTGATGTTATATGGCCACTCTTTAAAGTATGGATGCACTTTGGCCTGTTCTTCTATAAAATATAATAGGCTATCTAAGTTAACAATGTTCAATGAGCTAACGGTGATATTATTCAATATCTTAACATTGCTGTGTTTCATATAACTCTTTGCTTCAATGTAATTCTTTGATACCTGGCGCCATTTACTAGGATATCTAGCATAATCGTTGACTTTATCAAACCCGTCAATACTGGCAATGAGTTCAAACTTTTTAAACTTAGGCATTAACTCTAAAAAGTTTTTATTTAGGTTTGTAAAGTTACTGGACAAAAATACAGTAATATTTTTAGCATGATCATTGTCTACAACATATTGCAGTGCCTTTAACACAAATGGCATAATTGTAGGTTCACCACCGGCAAAACTTAATACTTCTAGTCCAGGTGCTAATTTTGTAAAACTTTCCCATATTTCTTCATTATCAGACCAATCGGGATGTTCGACATCTTTCCATGTTTTATTATGTTCAGTGATTCCAAACACACTGGAAATTTCAATAAATCTTCCATCTAATACTTTGATGCCACCAAATTTATTATTAAGTTCACCTAACTCTTTAGCAATCTGACTACTGTCGTAACTGTTGCACATGACACATTTAAGGTTGCACAAATTACTAGGCTTTAATTCTAAATATGTTGGTTGGTGTAACACTTCGTAACTGTTGTTTATGCTGTTGGCAACTATCTCTAATGTTTTTCGATTATTTTTATAATCTTCAATTGACCGTGTACGCATACTAACGTCGCCGTCTCGAATGCAACGCCTGCAAGCATCAGGAGTATCTCCTGTATGTAATTTTTTTCTTAAATCAACAAGGTGTTCGCTGTTCCACGCATCACTAAAATTATCCCCGGATAAAATGCTAATGATATCTCCGTTCGGGTGTGTCATTGTTCCTACATAATTACAACACGGTTTAAGGTGGCCAGCGGGATTAGAACTTAGTTGTGTAAAAGGATAAAAACAAAATGTCTCACTTTCAATAATTTCTGTTCTTAATTGATCAATCTTGTCCATATTCATTATTCCTTGTTGCTTCTAACACTAATTTCATTTCTGGTATGATTTCATAAGTATTCTCACCTCTTAACTTATCCAATTGTTCCGTCACTGTTACAAATTTCTTTGCTGATGTTAAATCAAATGGTTTTTTTAATTCATGTATGATATGTGTTAAAAGATGATCTATGCTTGTATTATATGTTTCGTTGTGCTCTTTGACAAAAGTTTCTAATTTAATTACAGTCTCTGCACGATAATCATCGGGTAGAATACTAACATGATAATGTGAAGGATGTTCTAACAAATTGATGAAGAAATTATTGTAATTAATAAATTTGGTTTTAGGATGTTGACGTATAACTCCTATTGAAATCAAATGTTTAATAATTTCAGGAAATCTGCCAACATTCCAAGCACCTACAGTAATACCCGGGCGTATGATAGCATTATCTAATGTCATCAATTCTTTTAGATTTGACTCAACCTTAGACCATACAGTGCCGGCTCGAATGAGTTCTGCACGTTCTCCAACTTCATCGATACTGGGCCATATTTCTAATTTGCCAAAGTTCCATCGCCGCCAGTAGTCAATAACATTTTTCTTATTATAAGATAACACTGATGCATTTGTGTTATATGATAGTTTAACATCAAATCGTTGTTTTTCTACCAACATTTCTAAAATTTGCCAGTGTTCAGGCATGAGTAGAGGTTCGCCTCCAGCAAAGTAAATTCTTTCCACATGGTTAATTTGATCTTTTAGAAAATCAAAGTTATTCTTATCATCTACTGATTCGATGCTCCATATTTTTTCTTGATCAGTGAGGCCTAATTTTTTAGCATCCGGCACCCATGCTGAACTGTAACGTGGTCCGCAACTACGACATTTAAAATTGCAAAGATTACTAAAACGGAAATCCCAATACTTCAACTCCATAGTAGTGCATGTTCCGTCTGCTAGTGTAATTTCTGGAATTTTTTTTACTACCTCTGGAAAGTCTCTATTGTGATAGAAACGACCACTTTCACCAGTGACCCGTTCTCTATCAAAACATTTACGGCATATTTCGGGCTCTTTGCCCCCTATCATATCTTTTCTTAAAGATTTCATATTGCCGCTGTTCCAAATTTCTTCAATGCTCTGATGTGTTAGATCACCAGCAAAATAATTATGTACAGAGGTTAGGCAACACGGAATTACTTTTCCACTAGGTTCAAATGCAAGATGCATCCAGGGCACTGCACATATTGTGGTTGTATTTGTTGCAACTGCAACTACATCTTCTTTTTTGACAATTTTAATAGGTTTGTAATCGAAGGCAGTTATTTTTTTTGAGTTGAACATTGTGAGTAACCAGGACCTGTTATTTATTTGTTGTAATGTTGGTGTATTTTTATTTGCATCAAAGAACTCTTTAGCAGAATGTACAGCAGATAATGCATAATTACCGAACGGCCTATCTACTCCCAGAGTCTCCCATGCTGCCAATCTATCAATAGCTTCAGCATTATCGGGATCTTGTGCAATGGTATTGCATAACTTAATTGTTTCCCTAAATGCACTTCGCCATGTGGCAAACTCGTCTGTGTTAAATGTTGTAATGTTACTGACTTTATCGAAGACTTTTAATTTAGGAACAATAGTCGTCAGTAGGTCTAATGTTTTCCAAACTTTGATTTTGCCAAATGCCCGCTTAGGGAATAATTTAACGCCACCGTAACCATATTCTAAATCATTAACAGGATTCTTACTGTGCCAGACGTATGTACAGTCTCTATCAAATATCTCTGGTTGGTAGTCGAACTGCCAGTCATCGACTAAGTAAGCATCACCGTCGACTACATAGAACATGTCAGTCTTGGATAACTTAGCCGCTGCCTTATGTGCCTCAAAGATACCAGTAACACCATCCACACGTTTGGCATGTGGTGCTTTTTCTAAAACACGCTGCCAATTCTCTTCTGCATTAGATTCATGGTAACTAATAAAGATTACATCCAGTGTTTCGGCAATCAGAGGAGTAACTGTTCCTATTTCTTTAACACCCACAATCTCTGCACTGGGAGTAATTTTCAAAGCCCAAATCTTCTCCCCGTTTATTTCTTTGTCTAGATACCATATATGTTCATAGGCTAGATCGTGCCAAGGAATGTCGTAATCTAAATCAAAACGCATTTCTGGTAGGCTAGGATTTTGTTCAATTTTAAACTCAGGACTAACTGTGCCTAACCATTCCCATTTAGAAGTTTTTTTACGTTTAGGTTCAAACTTAATCAACCAAGTACCTGGTTTTGGACTGTAGTTAGGATCCAGCTCAAGTGCAGTAACGTAATCCAGAAACCAAAATGGCGGATAACATTCGTTGACATCGATGAGTAGTTTAGGAAGATCAGGATTCCATGTAACTCGCATTTCAGGCATAACGTATCCCATGTCTTTCTCGCCTTTAACGTTGGCGCCAGGCACCTCACAAGTAAATGCCCATATTTTATCTTCTAAAGGATTGACTCTAGGATCAATGTACCAAACTAACGTATAGTCAGCATCGTCTTGATTATATACATAACTTTCTATAGGATTAAATTCAAATGTAATAGAACTTGCTATTGCAGAATTCTTTTTCCAGATAGGCGTTTTTGCCCACATGTGATTCTTTGGTACTTCTATTTCATGTGTTTCATATCCAGCATATGGGTGCCACCCATCTTTAAACAGTTTGGCTACCCACTCACCTTTGTATGTCCAAACTAGACATTTTCTTGTTTTAGGCACATCATTTACAAAGTTCAAGACACTAGAATGTCTTGCATAAGGATTTATCACTAAGAATTCAGTATCGCCTTCACCTAAGTTGTATAATTGTTGGTCATAATAAAACTCATCCCCTCCCCAGGGGATTTCTTTGATTAGGTCTGTATTGATTTTGGGGTATTGATCTAGAAGCATTACTACTAATTATCTTAGTAGAGAATGCTTCCGAATCTTTTAGAAACTCTTAGGCAGCGACACAATGCTGGTCAGTACTGTACCCGAATTGTCAAATCCTATAAATTTACGTGTCACTGTTCCATCAAGTATAGCGCCGGAGTCTAACTGGTAATACCTAGGCGGAGTATCAACATTCGAATAATAATGGAATGCTCTAGTTAGATTTTTTAGTGTTGTATCAAAATCACTGTTAAGATCCGATATGTCCCTCAACTGATTTAATGAAACATTAACGTTTCCGTTGCCGTCGTCATTGACAATGAACATAGATCCTACAGAAGATTCTAAACCAAAAGATGTTTCGTAGTCCAATCCTGGTGTACTCTTTACCTTATACAGTGGCAGGCCGTCACTATTTGTGGCGCTACTGAGATGCTGTACAGGTCCAGTAGACGATAACGGGAATCTATATACAGTGGCCCATCCACTATACGGATAGTCTGTAGCTGTGGCAAGATAGCCCAATGTGCTGGTTGCTGTAAAGACTTGACCACCAGCACCATATAAATCTGTGCCATCTCCACCTGTACCTACACCTATGGTAAGAACTTTAACTTGATCAATCTTGTCGTAACTCATTCCTATAACACTGTTATACGGTGCAGCAGGACTTACCCAATAACCCAAGGATTCAAATCTCGAAAGGTCAATAGCTACATTAACTATGTTAGTGACTGTGACTACAGAGTTAATTCCAACACCGCCTTCAGATGCAATAGTTACATTGTTAGTATAGGTTCCGGGTGTGTTGTTTAGCTCTAGCACACGCAATCTTACAGTAAAGGTATTGTTGGCTTTATCAACGATGCTCCATCCTGGGTTGTTGTTTCCAAACGATGTAGTAAAATCTAATAGTACATCTGGCTGATCAATTAGATCATATACGGGCATAATTTCAAAACTTTGACGTACTTGTTCTCCTAGCTGTGTTGCCGTGGTAGTTGCAGTGATGGGACTTACACGCATACTAAAGGTACGTTCTACATTTTGAAATGTAGGTATCTTATAGTTTACAGCATCAAAATCAGAAACAATATTTAAGAAATTAGAATATTGACCTACTTCAGTTCCATAATAAGAGATAATAAAGTTTTGACTGCCGCCCGGAGGGATAACAAAGGAACTGGTAGTATGAAATATTGGAAAGACTCCGTTAGGAAAAGATCGTTTAATACCATTACCATCAGTGTCTCCTACGGTCAAAGGAGTATTTCCGTCATTATGTAGGGTAAGAGTCTGTCGTGTAGCAGTACTGTACCATTTTAACAAATCTGCCCAGTTAGTTGGATTTTGCAAAACAAGATCTGTGGTACTGGTCGAAGCTGGTGGAAATACAAAGGTAGGAACGGGATTAGGTGTTACTCGTAATATCTTTGTTTGAGTAACAGCCGTAGGTGCCCTCTTAACTGGTTCCCATAGATATTTCAGTGTCTCTAATGTTGGAACTGGGCCTTTAACAGCGCCACCAGATATTCTAAATCCGAGTGAACTGGTAATTCTTAGATTAGTATCAAAATTATTTGCCATGACTTATTTGTTTTTCCTATATAAGGATATCCACGATTTTCTTGCATATCTTTTACTTACAACAGCACCAGTTACAGTCATTGCCGCTAACCAAACAACACTATTTGGTATAGATAATTTATTAAATCTGTTACCGCGTAACATATTTGTAGCATTAGTAAATGACCATTCTACATATTTAGATGTCCACCTTGTTCCGTTTTTAAACAATAAAGGAAGAATGATTTTTGATCCAATAACCTGATAACCGCGTCGAAATGTTTCACCTAACATTGTATCATGTAAAGCATTTTCGCACCACTTTACTAATTCCATTTTTTCAGATAAAGACCAAGTGCCAGCGGTAGTCAACGCTGTTGCTACTACGCAAGCACCGGCGCTGCCGCTGCCGCTGCCGCTGGCCGAGCAACTACTACTGTTGCTGTCAGCACAAGAAACACCACCGCCACCACCGCCGTCACCTGTAGGTGTGTAAGGAACTTCTGGGTCTGGCTGCGATGTTCCAGAAATACGCACTGTTGTGGTCTCTGATGTAGTAGTTGAACTAGCGTCCGGGTACTGACCAGACACTGTTAAAACACTGAGATAGTCACCTGTGACCAGTGTGGCCGAAGTATGGAATGTGGTAAATTCAGAACTGTATGTACGTGGGGGCAACACCAACGGACTAGCCAGGGTAATGGGCGTTGTGGTAATGTCACTGCCCTCTCCAAATACTGTGAGATTCGCGTGTTGCAGTATCTTAGTGTTGTCAATTGTAAAAGAGAATGTGGTAACAGTGATGGTGTTTGCACTGTTGTTGTATAGTTTAAAGTTTCCCGCTGCCATATATGTTGTTCTCTTTTATAGTACGATGTTCTCAAAATGGGTCTTGGGCGTGATGATAAAGCCAGGAGCCGTGGTATCTGTATAGGTTATGGTAAATTCCACACCCTTGCCGGTGTTAACGTCCTTTTGTGCTACCATGCTGATCTGCAGGGTACCACTGGTCCAGTAGGTACTGGTAGTGGGCCAGGCTGTGTCGCGCCACTGTGTTCTGGTATATTTCCAGTTCTGGGTATCCTGTATATAGAGTATAAATGCAGCCCACTCCTGATCTAGATCGTTGACCCCCGTGGTGTCATCGTAGAAACTGCTCCAAACAAACTCACCCCCAGTGTTAAAGAAATAGTGACCTAGCAGGCTAGTAGTCCAACTGGCCGTGACCACATGGCTGATTTCCCCAACCCATGATGTAGTTGTACTGGTACTAACACCCCCTCTATAAGGGCTTGTGGTCACAGCGCCTGTGCGATCTATAGTATTACCACCATCTGAGAAGTACTGGCTAGGATGGCAAGTGTACCGACGCACATCGTCCAAGAGCCAAAGAGCTCTGTAGTGTAGATCATTATGTGTGGCTGTGGAGACCAGGGTAGTGCCTGTTGTGGGGCCCACTGTTGATGTAGTGACGTTTAGTACGTGAAGATGTATTTGATTAATGTCAGCAATCAAGTTATGCCAACCCTGGGCTGTGACCCTGTTGCGATTGGTCACGGGCACACTGTTCAGCCAGGTCAACCCATAGCCATCTATGCCCGTGCCCAGAATTTCTTCCACATTGTTGTAGATGGTGTTGTAGTCGTCGATCTGGATTAGAGTCAATGGACTGGAATATAGTGGATAGGTCATAATGATGTTACAATAGTGTGATATTTATCCTTGATCTCGACATTGACAAATCAGCTTAGATTAAATACTAACATTATGAAACGATACAAACATTCAGGTACCATGGGCGACATCATATATGCTCTGCCCATAATGCGTCACTTTGGCGGTGGAGAATTTTATCTACACCTCAATCAAGTTGACTGGATAGGTCAACACTACTACGGTAGCCCCCCAAACCCATTCCATCAGGGTCGCATGACCCCAAAAGATCTAGACTTCATGCAGAGCTTTTTCCTGGCCCAGGACTACATCACACGCTGTGATGCACTGGATCCCAAAGAGGAAATCACGCACAATTTGGATCTATTCAGACCCTTGTTCGTGGGTCACCCGGGCAACTATGTGGACTGCTACGCAGAAGCATTCAAGATCCGAGAGCCGGGTCTGCGCACAATTTTACGCAATCAACCCTGGCTCACCGTGCCCAAGCCCACGCCCATTGCGGAAATAGTGGTCAACAGGTCCGCTCGTTGGAACAGTCCCGACAGTCTAACAGGTTGGACAGCCATTCGTGATCAAGCAGAAGATCGAGCTGTGTTTGTGGGTCTACCCGAAGAGCATCAAGAGTTCTGTAAGTTTGCCAACTGGGCCATACCCTATCATCCCACAGAGACCCTACTGGAGTTGGCTGAAGTCATTGCGGGTGCGGATCAGTTCGTGGGCAATCAAAGCCTAGGTTTGAGTCTGGCCATAGGACTGGGAGCGGACTGGGCCTGTGAACTACGCAGAGATCTACCACAGGAACGCAATGAATGCTGGTTCCCGGATCATCCCCGCGGCGAATACTTTTAATCAACAATATGACAGCAAAATCTCCACGTAGACCCAAACTGGGCATAGTACAATCAAGAGGTCTAGGCGACATAGTGATAGCTCTGCCCATAGCTAAATTTTATCACGATCAAGGCTGGGATATTCTGTGGCCCATATGTACAGAATTCATCTCGCACTTTGAACACACAGTACCCTGGATCAAATGGATTCCAGTGCAGACAGACCCGGGCAGTTTCTTCTACGACCAACCCATGAAGGCCCTGAAGAACTTTCATTGTGACGAGATCATCCCCCTGTATCAAGCACTGACGGGCCATAAATTCCACGAAGAACTGTACTTTCAACAGACCAAGTTTGATCAATACAAGTACATCAAAGCGGGCGTACCATTCTTAAACAAGTGGAAACTTAGCGAGTGTATTCAGCGTGATGCACAAAGAGAACAACGTCTATATGACAAGATCATTACCAATGAAAAATACGCAGTAGTACATCTAGAAGGCAGCGATCACACGGCCAACTTCGATCCCAGTATAATACCCAGCGACTGGCAAACAGTGTATATCAAAGCGGAAACTGACAGCATCTTCGACTGGCTAAAGATCATAGAAGGCGCAGAAAGTCTAGTAATGGTCGACAGTGTGTATAGTAATCTAGTTGATCAATTAAAGATCAAAACGGACAAATACTTTATACCAAGAAGTCATGTGGGACTAACACCTGTACACGGTATGGACTGGACATGGATTAAGTTCTAAACACACAGTATATATACACTACACTGTATACACCCAAATACCCCGCTACAGCCTAATACGTTATAGCGGGATTCTTATATATACACATAGTCAAATACCCCGCTGTAGGTCTATTGGGGATTAGTCATACAGCGTATATACACATAGTCAAATACCCCGCTATAAGAGGCCCCTCACACAGTAAAGAGAACTCAAACTTCTACAATGATTGGCGGTGGGAGAACCTGAGAGAACCTGAGGAAGAACGGTGAAAACCATTTTACGATAACCTCTCTTCACCATGGCCCCACCACAGCCCGCACCCTAGAAATCACGGTGAATCCACAGCCAAACCACAGCATCTTATGCTGGAAAAGTGGCATTTTCGCCACAGAAATGCTGGAAATACACCGGTTATTAGCAGGGTTTTTCAGCCCCACAGTTGCCCAAACTAGCTAATGATGTTATACTATACGCATACAGTAGAGAAAACCGTAACTGTATAGGTAGTGTATGAGCTTAACCACAGTCGCTTACCGGATGGGAGTGGGGACCAAGTACATGAGCAGAAGTCCTAGACCTGTGTACTATACAGTGAAAGACCGGCCGGAATGTGGTAAGCGGCAAAGTCTAGCTCATTGAGCAGGAACAAGGTCTGCGGGCCCGTATAATGACACTTGCGTATATACGGGATATATAATGACTATACTGGTATATTGGAGTATTATCTCACTATATACAGTATAGTCTATTATGTAGATAATCAATAACTGATTATCTGGATTATCTTTTAAACAAACTCAATATTATCTGTACGCATAGTTTGTTTTGCAGTAGAGATAATACGCTCTTTATCTTTTTGTATAGTTTCCCAAACAAAATCTCCGCTAACAAAATCGCATTTAGCACGAGTGGGAAACTTCCAAGCACCTTTATCTGTTTGTTCTGTAACATTAAAAGCGCAGATAATAGTATATACTTCTTTTTCTTTATTATATACAATTTTAGCTTTTGCAGTGTTTGCAGTGTATACTTTTGACATGTGCTTCCTTTGTTGTTTAAGTATGTATTATAGCATCTTTTGGAGTGCCTGTCTTGTTGTATTTTGAACACAGATCATTTGGAGGGTCTTTGGTTGACTGATTGGTAAAACCTTGCTATAATACACTATGACGACACAAACAGTAACCCGTAAGAAGCGTGTAGACCGCAATCATATCATCTATGAGCTTGTGGTCAACGGCAAGAACTACATTGGCGTCACAGCTAAGACAGAGAGCACTGTGAACAAGAGTGTTTTGAGTCGTGCCGCTAAACACTTCTATCGTGCCAAGACTGAGACTAAGAACTGGCTGCTCTGTGCTGAGTTGCGCACACTGAGCGACAAGAGCGAGATTGAAGTATACGTGCATGAAGTTATACGAGGCAAGGCAGAAGCCCACAAGCGTGAAGTAGAGATCCGCAGAATGGTTAAGCCTGTTTTAAATACAGACGTTCGTGGGGACTAAGTGTCACTTCAAGTAACACTTGACAAGTTGGTAAAACCGTGTTATAATTGACACTTACACACTAAGGAGCAATGATGAGTTATACACTATACATCTACAAAGCAGATCGTCGTACAAAGACCGGAGAGCGCTTGTTCTCTACTACAGTTTGGCCCGTAGCGGATGACAATGCCATGCGCCGCACTGTAGCGGACTTGTTCCATTTGTACAGGCCAGAAGACGGCTTCCGCTTCGACTGGACTCCCAGCATGAAGACTGTTAAGAACTTGATGACTGGGGCAATGGTTGAGATCGCACACGACACTCCCCGCAGTTGCGATCCGTCAAGCGAACTCTACTGGAGCATGTGATGAAGAACGAAATTGAACGTTTGAACTTTGTGATCTGGGCCAAGGATCGATTCCCGGGCTTTACCACCAATCACGAACAATGGACCAAGGCCAATCGGGCATGGCGGGCTGTGGCTCGCAAAAACCCAATGGTTGACAAGGTTATCGGTTTTACCGTATAATATACACTTACACACAAAGGAGCTGATATGTCCGTTCAATCTATCAACAATGAGATTCTTGCAGGCAACTTCACTAACGATCAACTGACCAGCATCATCGACGCTGTGAAATTTGCCCGAGCACGCCTTGCAGAGAAGACCAAACGCTCTGTCACGCTGGGCAGTGCTGTGAAGTTCACTAGCACTAAAACAGGCATCACTATGCAGGGTGTCGTAGACAAGATCGCGATCAAATACGTAACAGTTCGTACTAACCAGGGCCTGTGGAGGGTGCCTGCAAATATGTTAGAAACCGCTTGACACTTTGGTAAAACCGTGTTATAATACATACTTGTTTAACAGGAGAAGACGATGACTGTAGTGTATAAAGCAGGTGAGCAGACCTTTAAGGCCGTTGAGTTGTTGTTTGGCAAGCGCGAACTGGTCAATGCCGTTGTAGAGCAAGTACTGATCAGCCAGACAGAAGCTTTCATTGAGATGATCATGGACGGGCAAGAGGACATGTCGCGCAATGGGATCAACGAAACCCTGCGTGGCGTTAAAGACAGCGCCACTGACTTCATTGGCGATATGATGGGCGACCTCGAAAGCATGATCAGAGAGCGTCTCAAGCAGGTCAACTACGGCGCGGCTGTGACGGGTATTAAGTACGATCTCGCTGGCGACGTTACAGATATTGAGGTCGATGTGTCTGTGGGCGTTGAATAACCCTTCGGTTGACAGGGTTGGTAAAACCTGTTATAATACATACATCGCAACAAGGAGCTGATATGCGCAAGTACACTACGAAGCTGTTAGAGATGATGGATGAGGGTTTGATCTCAGCAGAAGCTGTGGCAGAGATGGCATTGGCCTACATGAGCGAGGACGATGTTAAAGACATGTGCCGTGCTAACGACATCCTGGACGAAGAGGATGAGGACACCATTGTTGAAGAAGACGAGGAGTGGACTCCCGACAATGCAGACTTCTGCGATCCCGGCTCACGTCACCACTATTGAAAGGCAACTATGCGATACTACGATGAACTGGCAACTTACGAGCGCGATGGCTTTACTGTGATCGTAGACAAGAGCTACGAAGACCTGAACCCACGTGATTGCTTTGACTTTGATAGTGAAGAAGAAGTTAGCAAGATGTGTAAAGACATCGACAATGGCAACTTGGATTGGTTCATGTTGCGAGTGCGTGTAATGGTTGACAGCCTTGAGATGGGTTCGCACTACCTGGGCGGATGTCTGTACAAGGATGCTCGCGAAGTACTGACAGACGGCACCGCAGAGGACTGCATCGGCGAAGCACTGCACGAAGCCAAACGCGAAGTCTACAAGTACAAACAAAAATTCGCTGAGTTGAGCGACATGGTTGATCGTGAAGGTGTTGATGTTTAATAAGAATGAAGTACTACAGTGGGTGGGTGCCGTGGCGATCATTGCCGGGCACGTACTCAACGCAATAGGTCCCAGTGTCTATCCTTACAATATTATCGCGTTCGCTGTGGGCACTGTAGCGTTCTTGGCATGGGCTATCCGTGTGGCAAATAAGCCACAGGCTGTGGTCAACGTTGTATCATTAGCCATAGGCATTGTAGGGTTATACAAAGCATTTGGTTGACAAGTTGGTAAAACCTTGCTATAATAAGGCATAGTAAGAAATAAACAGGGTTACCTAGTCCGTTAGGGCCCACAGCAAGCGAAGAGTTCCGACGGGGACAGGTTGCTGTGGGGCATGAAGGCAGTTGTAAACGAAAGTTTACACGAGTTGCTGACGGGGAACTAGGGCGTAATGTTTGGCACACCGAACGTTAGAGACGGACTAACGGGTAGTTGACAATCCCCTGTTTTCTTGCTATAATACACACTTACACACTAAGGAGCAAAGATGAAAGCACTAGAGAAGTTTATCGAGCAGAAGAATCACTGGAACAGTTTCTTCAAAGGCGAGCAATACGAGATCCAGAGTGCCAAGGGTCGCCAGCGTATCGCAGACATGATCGATGCCGCATTGAGTCCGGAGAACTTGACCTGTGATGGCGAACTGAGCCGCACAGAAGTCAATCGTCGCTACAAGGAACTGATGACTGCGGCAAAGCAGTTGAAGAAGTTGGACCCGGCTGTTTCTTTTTACGAGTGGGAAGAGGAGATCATCTAATGAAAGCAATGGTTACAACTGTTCTCCGTCAGGAGATTGAAGTGCCCGAGGGCACGGATCGTCAAAGTGTGCTGGAGTTTCTGGCAGAGAACCAAAGCTTCACAGATGCGTTCTGTGGTGTTAGCGATATGACACAACGGTTCCGCATTGTTGATATCAGTGTGGTGGAAGAAGAGATTACTGAACTTGGCGAGGAGAGCTACGATGCCTAATTGGTGTTCAAACGGTATTACACTGCGTCACGCAGACCCCCAAATGATCCAGCGGGCCGCCAAGGCTCTGCAAGAGGGCAAGTTCCTGCAGGAGTTCATTCCTTGCCCTGCCGAACTGCTGGACACTGTGGCTCAGATGGGCACCAACGATGCTGAAAAAGCTAACCGAGAGAAGTACGGATACAGTTCCTGGTATGACTTCAATGTGGCCAACTGGGGCACCAAGTGGGATGTAGAGTCTAGCAATGTAGAGATCGAGGATGCTAACACTGTCACAGCTGGCTTCGACAGTGCCTGGGCACCACCCATCCGTGCATATGAGCAGTTGATGGACTTGGGCTTTGATCTAGTGGCCTTCTACTACGAGCCTGGCATGCAGTTTGTGGGCAAGTGGGACAACGGTAGTGACGACTGCTGTGAGTACGGTGGCGCAACTGCTGACACGGTGCGTGACATGATCGGCGAGGAGTTAGACGACTACTTCTGCATCAGCGAGAGTATGGCTGACTGGGAAGAAGAGAACCAAGAGGATCAAGAATAACCCTACAGCCCCCAGGGGCTTTGGTTGCTCGTTTTACAAAACAGTGTTATAATACACACATGTTAAAACAAACAGGAACCAAAATGTTAAAAATGTATACACTGCAACGCAATAACACTTATCTAATTGCAGGAAAATTTGTGCCGCTAGCAGTAGCACAAAAAAATAAAGCAAGCATGTACAAATATAAAACTATGCTCGCACATGCAACACAAAGCATTAAGCAAGCAGGAGACACTGTAGCAGTGTTTACTTTATAACCCTACAGCACATAGGGTCTTTGGTTGCCCTGTGTACCTTTTTGCGTTATAATACACACATGTTAAACGAAAAGGAAATTAAAATGCAAACATACACTACACTGCACACAAACGGACTCGGCTACTGGAGCCGCACAGCTAAAGCTGTAGACGTTACGAAACTAGACTTGCAGTTCATTAACGACGAGAGAGACTTCGGCGAGCTGTGTGTGTACTTTACAGCAGACAGCTGGGACGTTAACACAATGGGACTAATTTACACAGACAAGCAGTTTAAAGCAGAACTGCGTGAGTACTTGGTTACGTTGGGCTTTACGCAAGCAGAAGCAAACGACGTGGAGTACAGCGAGCAGGGTATGCAGGGCGACAATTACGTGTCGTGCGATGTAGGAGATAAGTTTATTGCGGGCTTAATGCGTTTGGACCCCCAGCATGTTAACGCTGTGATTGCGGAGTGCGAGGGCATTTAATAGTACAGTAAAGTGGAAGGGCATTGTTGACAGCAGTGCCCTTTTGCGTTATAATACACACATACACTAAACAGGAGCAGACATGAAGCGTACAGATGTTGAAGAGCTGTTGGGAAAGATGGAACAGTTTGCGGACTTCCTGTTTGCACAGGGCAAGAACTGTGCAGGCAATGAGCTGTTGGGCTTTATTGAGACCGCAGATGCTGTGTTAGAGGACTGCGAGTTGGAGGCGGAATGATTACAGCGGACAAACTCAAACTCCTCACCAACATGCCAGCAGTTATGCTAGAGCAGGCACTGCCCGTCAAAGGCCGACCCAAACTCAAGACAGCCCGCTTCCTGGGCATCACCAACGGGCACGAGTTCTGCTACCTTGTGACAGACACTGATGACGGTGCGGGCAAACTGTTCCTCAAGTATGACCCTACAGCGGATAAGGTTTCTGCTACGCTGGCTTGACAAGTTGGCAAAATCTTGTTATAATACATACATCGCAACAAGGAGTAGACATGCTTACAGTCAATCAAACTACCCGCTCTTACACTGGCAAGCCCGGCTGCATGTGCGGATGCAATGGCACTTACAACGAGGGCGAACGTGCTCGTAAGATGGCTATAACTGCTCTGCTTAAAAACCCTGCTGTGCGCTACGACAGCTGGAACGATGGGCAAGAGGGCGCTGTGTTTGTTGTTACAGCTACCCGCAATCGTGTACTTTATCTTACAGCAGAGGGCGTGAAAGCTGTTGAAGCTATGGGCGTAAAGCCCGAGTAAGCTGTAGGGTCTTTGGTTGACAGGGTAGCCAAACAGTGTTATAATACACACATACACAACAAAGGAGCTGATATGAATATGTCTTACTGCATGTTTGAGAACACAATGAATGATCTGCGTCACTGCGTGGAAGCAATGGACAATGCGGACTCTATGAGCGAGCTGGACTTGAGCCGCACTGAGAAAGCAGCTTATGAGTATATGCGCGAGCTGTGCCAAAACTTCCTGGACTGTGCAGAGCGCCTGGAGCAAGAGGAAGCTGACGGACAGCCCGACGAAGCGCAAGAGTGGGCAGACTTTGATCCCGATTGCTGAAATGTCAACCCCTGCCATTAGACCCTGCAACACGCCTGGGTACTTCGCAGGGGTTGACAGTTTGGTAAAACCTTGCTATAATTAACACTTACACAAACACACTGGAGCACACAATGGGTACACGAAGCACTATCGCACTTGAGTTTGCAGATGGCACAGTACAGCAAGTCTACTGTCACTGGGACGGCTACCTGGCACACAACGGCCAGCTCTTGCTCAAGCACTACAGCGATCCGTTCAAACTGCGTGACTTGATTGACTTGGGCGGTTTCTCAAGCCTGTGCGACTCTGTTGAGGAAACTAAACAGGGTGCCTACACACAACGCGGTGAAGAGTTGTCGATTGAGAAATACAAAGACATTGAGGACTATTACAAAAATGTCAGCGGCGAGGAGTACGACTACATCCTCAGCATGAACTGGAAAGGCAAGGCTCAGTGGTATGTTCGTCACTACGGCACACAAGAGAATTGGATTCCGTTAGAACTGGCATTTGAACAAGAGAAGCAAGAGGAGGAAATGGAATGAGCAAGATCGCTGAACTGGCATACGACATTGAGCAACTGTACATCGATGGCATGAGTGCCAGAATGATTGCACTGACATTGGATTGCCCCGTGGAGATGGTCTACGGTTGGATTGAAGGCAACAGTGTTGCTGATACGCCACAAGAGGAGGAAGTCTATTCGCCATATTTTGGTTGACAGTTCCTCCAAAAGAGGTTATAATTAATACATGGACAGCGCGGTGCTGTTCGTACACACAGACAAACACAAAGGAAATTTTATGTCTAAATCTTTTACCCATGCTGGCGTTTCTAAACAAGATGGCCAATTCAAAGTTCGTTTTGCCAATGACGCACTGCGTACCAAGGTGCTGATCAAGAACGGTCATACCGATATTGATATCATCGAGCTGAAACACGCTATGACCAAAGAGGACGCTGTTGCTTATCTCATGGAGATCGACTTTGCCACTACCAACGGCAAGACCAATGCTGATGTGTTGGCTGCACTGGCTGCTGAGATCGACAAGCGTAGCGAAGTGCCTGCTAAAGAGGCTAAGGTTGCCAAAGCTGCAAAGGCCAAGCCTACTATGAAGGCTATCGAAGCCAAGGTGGCTGCTAAGAAGGCAGAAGCCAAACCCACTCCTACTAAAGCCCAAGTGATTGCCCAGCTGGCTGACATGGAAGACGCCCCTTACTAAGAATAACCCCTGCAGTGTGCGTAGAGGCAATGTCAATAAGTCCTCTTCGATAACATGTATAACGGGGTATTCAGAGAGAACACTATGAGTAGATTAGATTATATTGGTCGTCCTTGGACGGCATTCGATCCGGAGAACAAGCAACACCGCAAATGGTTTGCAGAGTTCCAAAGGTCCGGTACTTGGGGTCGTTGCCCTGTTCGATTCATTGTTTCGGATCAGCACGGGGATTTGATTACCCTTATCCAGCGTAAACTGATCGGACATTATGTCGATCGTGAATTTGGCAAAATTAGTGCTTGATTTACCAGTCAGTCTTCTCTATAATAGATAATAACTGCACAGCAGTATCTAACAAGGAAGACAAAATGAAAACGATTAATCCAGAAACCAAAGCCGGGAAACTATTCACAGCATTGAAAGCAGGCGAGGCATTGACTCCTGCACAGGCTGCAAAGCGTTTCGGTATCAAGAATGTCACAGCTGAAGTCAGCCGTATTCGTCAAAGCGGTTTCGCAGTGTATGCAAACAACCGCAAAGCCGGTAACGGTGTTGAAGTGACCGAGTATGTTATGGGTCAACCAAGCCGCAAGATCATTGCCGCAGGTTACAAGGCTATGGCTCTCGGCCTTGCGTAAGTAGAGAGTTCGCTCCGAAGTCCTGGGGGTAGTGTCCCAGGCAAACCCCCGAGCCCTGCCACGCTGTGAAGCTGTTGCGGGGCTCACCTTTTGTGGCAAAAATACAACACCAAAAGAGGTTGACAGAGTGGTAAAACCTTGCTATAATACATACATGAACTTAAACAATGTCGACGAAGAATGGTTCCGCAGAGATCGAAGCTTTCGTATCATAGGCAATGATCAAGTAGGCTATCATGTCCGAGCCTGTGGAAACCATCGTGTTCTCAGCGATAGAGAAGAGCCCTTAAAGACCCTACAAGACGCAAGGAATTGGTTGACAGAATACTATCCCGGTGTTATAATACATACATCGCAACAAGGAGCAGTCAATGAGCTACATTGTTTTCAAACACAACAAGGAATACGGTCCACGCAAAGGACTTGAAGGACCCTTCCACTATCCCAATGGCCGTGTTGCCTACTACGATCCTAAGGAAGGCCGCTACTGGGATCCACGGACTGACTTCTACCTCGAGACTGAGGAAGCCGCTGAACTCCAGAACTCGATCTTCGGAGTGCTGAAACGTGCTTAAGATACATCCAGACCTTAACCCACTAGAGGTCATCCTAGTCGAAGAGGACATGGCCCGCAAGGGAATCACACACTACACAATGACTCCGGGCAATGACTGCATCTGGGTCTACTACGGTTCTATGAACCTTTACTACATCTTCAACGAGGGTAAGATACATGACATCCAAATCGATTAAAGTCTATCAGGAAACCACACAGTGGACAGACAGCAACGCCGGTAACCATGTCTACATCTTCAACGAGCGGGTTACAGGTCGAAGTGCCACAGCTATTGCCTACATACCTGCGGGCACAGATCAGGTAAAGAAGTTCCGTACACCGCTCAAGCTGGATCTCAAAGGGCGAACATTTAAAGAGTTGACTTGATAAATAATTGACTGTATAATAGAACTATGAAACGAATCCTTACTTCAATCGCACTGATCGCATCCTTGGGCACTGCACAGGCAGCTGGTCCAGAGGATGTCTTGCTGGGTAT